AACACGCACGACACCTGCGTCCGCGCTGTCTCGAGCATGGTCGCCCGCAAATGGACGGACGAGGACATCCAGCAGCGAGTGCAGCGCGCGAAGCGCGAGGCATGCGAGGCGGCGGGGATGCCGTACAACTGGCCGGATGCGCAGAAGGTCATTCAGGAGTGGATCGACAGCGCCCGCGACAAGAAGTTCGACAAGACTAGCAAGGTCAAGATCGACGACATACCGATCGAGATGCTCAACCGCTACGTATACGTTCAGAGCATCGACCGAATGTATGACTTAAAGAAGGGGCTCCCGGTCCCGATGAACGTCTTCAATAACATACATTCCCGCGACATACCGAAACCGTGGGTGACGATGCTGATGCACCCCGACTTTCGGATCGTGGACAAGCTCACCTACGCCCCCGGTCGCCCCCAGTTCTGCAACGAGAAGAGCTTCGACAGTGACGCCATCCTCGACTGCCTGAACGTGTTCACGCCGTCGGGGGTGCAACCGGAGGAAGGCGACGTCGAGCCTTTCGTGCAGCTGGTGCGCGACGTGATGGACAATAACGAGGAGGCAGTCAACCACGTTACGTCCTTCTTCGCCTACGCGGTGCAGCACCCGGGCGACCGCATCAACCACGCGCTGGTGATACAAGGTGAGCAAGGCATCGGGAAGGACAGCATCCTACTGGCGCTCGAGAAGGTGATGGGCACCCACAACTGTTCACAGGTCACGTTGCAGCACGTTGAGTCACAGTTCAACGACTGGTTATTTGGCAAGCAGCTGATCGTATTTCAGGAGATGCTGGCGGCGGGGCGGCGCAACATCTATAACAAGCTTAAGACGTACATCACTGATCAGGTTCACAACATCAACACGAAGCACGTCGCGCTACAGCGCATCGCTAACCGGGCAGTATACGTGTTTCTGACAAACTACAAACACGCGCTGTCTATCGACCCGTCCGACCGACGCACGTGGGTGTGGTATTCGAAGATGGTCAAGCGCAGCCCGGCGTACTACAACCGTTACTACGAGTGGCTGTCGGACCCAAGATCGGCATCGCACCTTCTGCACTACCTTCTACAATACGACACCAGCAAATTCAACGCCGCCGCCCCGCCGCCGATGACCGATGCCAAGCGCCAGCTGGTCGAGGCATCGGGGAGCGAGATCGAGCAATATCTCCGCCAAGCGATCGAGGCCAGCACGTGGCCGATGGGGTGTGATCTCGTCTCGATCCCGCACCTTCACGGCGCGCTGCGTCCCTTCCTTCGCTGCAGCCTGTCGATGGTTCAGGAAGCATTGGACAACATACTGGGAGACACGACGCTCGAACAGCGACCTAGAATGGGGGCCTCGCGTCCCCGGCTGCGCTCGATCCGCAATCACCAGAAGTGGAGCACAGCATCAGTCGAGACGGTGAAGACCGAGTACCGCGTACCGTTGCCCCCGCAGCAGGGCGAGACAGAAGGCTCCTACTCCGCTTATCTGGGCAGCGATGTGGGTTCGGGAGGGGAGGACGGCGGTGATCGTTACTAACCCCTTGACCCATCCGCGCGGCTGTGCTTTAACCGTTAAGTCGGAGTTAACCGGCGCAGTGGAGATTAACCAATGAACGACACCCCCGAGAAGAAGGACGTGGTGCCCTCGCAGTACCGAGACCGGTACAAGAGCACGGGCGGCACCAACGGCGACTTCATCGCCGTAGCGCTGTCAAAGATTGGCGAGGACGGCCTCGACGCCCTCAATGCTGTGAAGACCGAAAACGGCATCGAGAAGGGCCGTTGGTCAACCTTCAACCCCGGCATGCAGCGCATGAACCTCGCCAACGTGCTGCGCGGCCGGTTTCTCACCGGCGAGACCATCTCGATCCTCGGCCGGCAGTACAACGCCAAGCACATGGCGGAGGACTTCAACGGCAAGATCGAGGACAATGACAAGGCCCTCGACAAGCTCGCCGGGTTCCTCGAACTCGCACCCGGCAACCAGTCGGCCAAGCCCCGCGTCATCGCGGCGCTGCGCAAGCTGTTCTTCGCCCCGGCGAAGAAGACCAAGGAAGAGCGCGACGCCGAGCGCGCGGCTGCCAAGGCGGCGACCGACAAGGCCAAGGCGATCACCAAGGCCGAAAAGGCGTTGACCAAGGCCAGTGAGGCCCGGGCCAAGACCGCCGCCGCGCTCGATACGGCCAACGCCGCGCTCGACGCCGCCGTCAAGGCGAACAACTCTGCCAAGGATGACGACAAGGCCGCTGCGACGAAGGCGATGAACGCCGCGCAGAAAAAGGCCGACGCGGCGCAGGAGAAGGACGACGCCGCCGCGCAGAAGGTGGAGGAGGCCACCGCCGCCCTCGCCGCCGCCAAGGGCGCATAAAAATAGGGGGTCCAGTGCCAGACTGAACCCCCAGTGGTGCTGCTACAGGAAAGAAGCGATGACAGGAAACACGACAACTAACGGCACGTCAAGCCCCCCCTCTCAAGAGGACCGGGATGAACTGGAACGCCGCGCCGCCGCTATCGCCAAGGCCACGTCGCGTCTGGCCGAACAGGCCGACTATCTGGGCCGCATCGAGGCGGTTGTGGGGCAGAACCTCCCGGAATTCATCACCCGGCACCCGTTGGGCGAGGTGGTGGACGGCTTCGTCGCGCTTGACGATCAGCTTACTGCCGTACAGGAGGCGGTGTCCAAGTTGGCCGAGCGCGTTCGCTACGGCAAGGAAGTGTCCTTCCCGGCGCGGCTCGACGACGAGGAGATGAAGAGCTTCAACGCGCAGAGCGGCAACCGGGTCACGCGCACCGCCCGCATCTACGCTTCGATCATCTCGGACACGACCGGCGAAATCGTCAAGCGCGCCTACGAGTGGCTACGCAACAACGAACTCGGGTCACTGATCAAGGAAACGGTCAACTCGTCGTCGCTGTCCGCAGCCGCCAAGGAACTGATGGAGAACGGCCGGGAACTCCCCGACGACCTCTTCAAGCTTCACACCAAGGACAGCGTGTCGATCACGCGCAAGAAGGGGAAGTAAATGTCTGCTACCGCCGTCATTCGTCCGTTCGGCCAAGATGGTAAACCGACGTCGCTCGGCGAGAGCCTGCACCTCCCCGATTATCTGGATTGGATGCCGATCGAACTAAAGGTATTTTGGTATCTTGAGCGCGGTTTCGGTGATCCCAACGCTACCCATCTTTTGTTCGAAACGCAGGGCGAACAACTGCTGGTCCCAGTAACCCAAACCCTGCGTAAGATTACCTACAAGGAAATGAAGGAGCAAGAAGATGGCATCCGAGAAGCAGTCGAGCGGTACGCGCGGGAACAAGGCATCAGCCGGGTCCCTCGCAACCAATGACGTCAAGTCCAATGTCCCGGCATTCATGCAGCAGGACGCGGCCGACGGCAAGGAGAACATCGATCAGTCCGACCTGATCACGCCTCGCGTCGCGTTGATGCAGGCGATCAGCCCCGAGGTGGTCGAGGGCAAGGCGTCGTCGGGAGACTTCTGGCACACGATCAACGAGGTGGTCCTCGGGACGACGCTGCGCCTCGTCGTGGTCCACCATTCCAAGAGGTACACGATGTGGCGTCCTCGCCATGCCGGCGGCGGCATCATCGCCCGGGCGACCGACGGGCGGCACTGGGACACCGATTTCAAGGAATCGTTTGCCCCCTACAAGGACCGCCCCAAGTACGTGGTCGAATACGAAGCCAAGAAGGGCGATCTCGTCTCCAAGGACGCCGGGCTCGGCCGCTGGGGCACCCTCGACCCCGACAACGAGGACAGCGCGCCGGCTGCCACTCTGTCGCACGTCCTCGTCTGCGTCGCGCTCGACCACATGGAGCTTGGGCCGTTCGTGGTCTATCTCCAGCGTTCGGCGGAGGGCGTCGGTCGTCAGCTGATGACGAAGGTGAAGCTCGACAAGGCCCCTATCTACGGGCAGGTGTACGTCATGGGATCGCGCGTCCAGCCTTCGGACGGCGGCGATTTCAACAACTACACCTTCACCAAGGACGGGTACGTCATGGAGGAGGAGCTTTACGCCGAACTCAAGTCGATGAACGCCATGTTCACCGAGATGGGCGTCAAGACCAACGAGGAAGCCCCGGAAGACGTCAGCGACGCTAACGGCGGCGAGGGCGGCGGCAACAACGCCAAGGACGGCGCGGACGACAAATACTGATCCGCTGACAACTAGGGATACCCGGTCATGAGCAATCGCGTAACGGACATCGATCGTGGCATCGCCCGTGTGCTTCGAGGCATGCGGGAGAAGGCCAAGATGACGCAACCGCAAGTGGCCGGGTATCTCGGTATAACCTACCAGTCCTATCAGAAGCTAGAGAACGGCAGGGTGGCATTCCGCGCCTCCGTACTGGAGAAGCTTCGTTCCCTGTTCGGCGTGAATTATGCCGACCTGTTTGGGGAAAGGGAGGACACGTGGCAGTACCCGCCGGCCGTCACCAAGACGCTGGCGGCGATCCGGGACATGGACGAGGACGGACAGCGCCGCGTATTCGAGCAAATACTGGCTATCAAGCACAAGGGGTGACTTGTGACCGAAGAAGAGGACGACCATATTCAGCTTATGCTGAACGGGTACACTGAATACGCCAACGAGGCCGATCTCACTGATTGGGAGCGCTCGTTTATGGCCGATCAGGTCAAGCGGTATGAAACCTACGGGTCGCGCACCCGGTTCTCGGACAAGCAAATCGAGATCATCGAGCGCGTTTACGGGAAGCTTCCGATATGAGAGAAACGCTGGTCAACACCCGCGACGCCGCCGAGCGCGTCCTCCGCATCTTCCGCGACACTGCGCATTGCACGGTGGACACCGAAACCAGCGGCCTGTCGTGGCAGCGCAACCACATCGTGGGTTGGGTCCTGACCTTTCTCGACGAAGGCAGCTATTACGTGCCGGTCCGCCACGCCGGGGGCGGCAACCTGCCCGGGTGCAATGTTCCGCTCACCGAAGATGGGTGGCGCGGCGATCTACACTGGTTCGAGATCGAACTAGCCAAGGCAGCCGCCGAGCGCCCGCGCCGCATCGTCGGTCACAATCTTTTGTTCGATCTTCGCTTCGCCAAGAAACACGGGGTCGTGTTCTACGGCGACAAGGAAGACACGATGGTCAACGCACCGTTGATCGACGAAAACCGGTTCAGCTACTCGCTCGAGAGCGTGGCCAAGAGCGAGGAGGTGCAGGCCAAGAAAGGCGGCGATCTCTACCAGTACATGGCTTCGATTTTTGGCGGCGAGCCCGATCGAAAACAGATGTCCAACTACTGGCGCACCGACGCCTCGGTCCCGATCGTGTGGGGTTACGCGGCGGGCGACGGCGTGACGACCGAGGAGGTGTGGCGCGTCCAACAACCGCAGATCACCCGGGAAGATGATATGGGGAGATCGCTCGCCAAGGTCCACAACGTCGAGTGCCGCCTGATCAACACGCTGTTTCGGATGACCAGTGGCGGGGTAGTGATCGACGAGGACCGCCTGCACCGAGCAGACCGCCTGTTTGAGAAACGCGCCGCCGCCGCCGGGGCGGGCTTCCCCAAGGACTTCAACAGCAAATCGCCCCGGGCGCTCAAGGAATACTTCGAGGGGCTCGGCCTGATCAACGATAGCTGGCCCCGCAACGACCCCACCGCCGCCGAGATCAAGAAGGCCAAGGCGGAGGGCCGGATGCCAATCGGCGCGCTTAAATTCGACGAGGCAACGCTCAAGCAATACGAGGCCGGCCGAGCGGTAATCGACTTCCGTCAAGTCACCAATGCCCGCTCACTGTACACGCAGCCGATGCTACACCGCCACTTGTTCAACAGCCACGTCCATTGTGACTTCGCCCAAATGGCGAGCGACGACTACGGCACCGTGTCGGGCCGGCTGTCCTGCTATGATCCGAACTTGCAGGCAGTGAGCAAGCGCAACAAGAAGATCGGGGCGATCTACCGCGCCTGCTTTCTTCCCGATCCGGGCTGCACGTGGGAGGACCGCGATTACAAGCAGCAGGAGTACGTGGTCTTCACTGATTACACCGGGGACCCGAACCTGATGGCGGGATACGCCGCCAATCCCCCGGTGGACATCCACTCCACCGTGGCGGAGATGCTTAGCGTCGAGCGCGATCCGACCGCCAAGCGCATGAACCTCGGGATGCTCTACGGCATGGGGGTGGTCAAGCTGGCCGTATCGCTCGGCGTGTCGGTCGAGCAAGCGCGGCGGTGGATGACGCTCTACCACCAGAAGTTTCCCTACGCCAAGCGCTTCCTCAAGGGCGCGGAGGCCAAGGCCCGGGCGCGCGGTTTCGTCTTCACCTATTTGGGCCGGCGTCGCCGCTTCCCCGACGTGCGCTTCGCCCACAAGGCAGGCAACGCGGTGATCCAAGGATCGAGCGCGGACATTACCAAGCTTAAGATGTGCGAGATCGACGAATATTTCGCTAGCGAGGGTGATCATTGCCGCCTGATGCTGCAAATCCATGACTCGCTGTCGTGGAGTGCACCGCGAGACGAGAAGGGCCGCAGGATGACCGCCGAAGCCGATCGTATCATGACTGACTTTTATTCGGACAACGCGGTGATCAAGCTCCGCGCTAAGCTCGGCATCGACGCTGCCAGCGGTGACAACTGGGCAGAGGCGACGTGGGGCCGCGAACTGGTGGAACAGCAGTGGGCGGCATGATCCTCGAGTCCAAATACTCGATCGGAGATCGGGTCCACATAGACGGCTGCAACAAGTCGTCCTACGTGATCACCGCCGTGCTGTGGCGCGGCAAGCACATACAGTACGAGATAAGCTGGATTTCGGGGCAAAGCCACACCGCGTGGGTCGAGGAGTGGCGCATGGGGAAGGCAGATGGCTGACTTCTGCTTCCAGTGTTCGGTCCTTCACATGATGTTCCCGCCGCCCGGCGATCTGGCCGGGCTGTGTGAAGAGGGGAAGGTCGTGGAGGTGATCTGCGAGTGTTGCGGGCCTACGGTGGTTGATCACCGGGGCTACTGCGTGGCCACGACCTGCCTGTGCGGATGCCTCTACGAGCACGGGGAGGCACTACGGAGAGCAGAGAGGTACGTGGCGCGGGTGTCAGGGCCTCTTGGCGCGCTGTGGCGCTCGTGGTACGGCTTCGTCGGCACCGCGTGGGAACCGGGGACTTGGCATTTCTGGAAGCGGCGCCGGCACGACTGGCGGGCGGGGACGGGTGATGGCTTCTTCGACTTACAAGAATGGGAGGAAAAAGGGCCACTGGATCGCCCCGGCGAGGACGGTCCCGTACACTCCGGAGGAACTGATGCAGATGAAGCGTGACGGTGATGCGCTGTCCGTCATTTTCGGTCGCGCCAAGCGCGTGAACGGCATGTCCCGGGCGGAGGTGCGTCGCGTCCTGTTCGGAAGGGAATACTGATGGCAAGCCGCAAGAGCGAGCTTAAGCGCAAGGAGGAGAAGCTCGAGAAAGAGCTTATGGCCGGTCTCAAGCAGCAAGGCTTCCTCGCGACCAAGACCAGCGACCGCTTCAAGGCGGGCCGGGCCGACCTGCGTATCGGGCACAAGGACTGGGCGCAGATGGACGTCGAGTTGAAATACAACGACTGGCCGATGTCCGAACTCGAGAAGGCGGACGGGTCCGAAATCGATACGGGCATGACCAAGCTGCAGTGGCTCAAGATCGGAGAGCTAAATTCTCACGGTATGCCGGCGGTGTGCCTGATCTACTTTGAGGCGCTGGACGAGTTCCGCCTCACCACGCTTCTCCGTTACCCCTTGTCACTCGCGGGAGGCTGTGTTGTAAGGAAGCTACCCCCGCCACGGGTTATCGAGGGGGGCGAACTTTTTGTCAAGGCGATGGAGTTACTGCATGAGCAACGATACAGGTTCCCGGGCAGCGGGCGGTGGGGCGCGCACAACTGGCGCGCCGACACCAAGCACCGCCTCGGGCCGCGATGACATCACCGACACGCTGGCGCAGCGTGGTGCCGCCTATGGCGACTTTCGCGAGCAGGGCCGCATCACGCAGAACCTCAAGCGGGCGATGCAGGATAGCCCCAACTGGGCGCGACTCCCCTCCTACATGAAGGAGGGACTGGACATGATCCAGCACAAGATTTCCCGCATGCTCAACGGCGATGCGCTGTATGACGACAACATGCACGACATCATCGGTTACACGAAGCTGATGCAGGACCGCGCCGCTCAAGACCGGGAAATGGGAGTCGTATTCGAGACAGGGGGCGACAAGCTCTACCCGGCGTACGAACACGAGCGAAAGCGCAAGCCGCTGGACGCCACGTTAGAACGGCTGATGAACGCCCCCGGGACGCCCGGCGAGACTGATTGGCGCAAGCACATCGGCGCGGTGGCTCATGCCTACCTCAAGCCGGGCCACACATTCAGCGGGGACCCCGATCAAATCGAACCAGCAGCGATCAAACTCGGTGTTGAGATGGGCAACGTGATCCTCAAGAACCGCCTGTATCACCACACCGAACTCGATCGCGGGTACACGTATCTCGGCGCGTTCACACTCACGGAGGACAACTGATGACCAGCCCTGACATTTCCTCGTTTGTGAAGGCAGGCCGCGCCTCCGTGATCTTCGACGGCCAGTTTGGGTCCACCGGCAAGGGGCTGGCCGGGGCGTGGGTCGGCGAGCACAACCAGATCGACTGGGCAACGACGAATGCCAGCGCCAACGCGGGGCACACCTCGATCATCGACGGCAAGCCGGTGGTGCTGTTCCACATCCCCTCGACGTTTCTGACGGCGCGCCAGAACGGGCAGTGCCGCATCTACATCAACGCTGGGGCGATAGTCGATCTCGACGTGCTGTGCCGCGAGATCGAGGAGCAGGGCATCCGGCACCACGAGATTTTCGTCAACCCCAACGCCGCCGTGATCCTCCCGGAAGATCAGGAGGCCGAGCGCGACCGCACCTCGTCGCAGACCAAGATCGCTTCGACGCAGAAAGGCGTCGGGGCATCTCTCGCGCGGAAAGTCCGCCGCGACGGCCCAAATTTGGGCCAGTTCATCGAACGGAGCTACCGTAAGGTGCCGTTTCAGTTGACCACCGTGTCCCTGAACCGCGAGATGCAGGAGAACGGGGCGTCGGTGGTAGTAGAGGTGCCGCAGGGGTTCAGCCTGTCGCTGAACTCGAGCGGGTTCTACCCCTACACCACCAGCCGCGACTGCACCCTGCAGCAGGGCATGTCGGACGCTGGCATTGCGCCTAGGTTGTTCCATAAATCGATGGCGGTGCTGCGCACCTACCCGATCCGGGTCGGCAATATAACCGACGGCGAGCGCCAGATCGGGTTCTCGGGGCACGTTTACCCGGATCAGCACGAGACGTCGTGGCAAGCGATCGGCCAGCCCGAGGAGCGCACCACCGTCACTAAGCGGGTGCGCCGGGTGTTCACCTTCTCGGCCAAGCAATACGAACACATGCTCCGTCACAGCATGCCCGATTTCGCGCTGCTGAACTTCGCCAACTACTGCAACCGTCGCCGGGTCGAGGCAATCGCCGACACGATGCAGGACATCGAGCGGAGGCTTGGAATTGCGGTGTTAAAGTACTACGGCTATTCGGCGGCATCGGAGGGCATAAGTGAATACATCAGATAACTTCGTGTGCCGTGCCGTAGTGGAGCGCCACGCATGAACATCGTTATCCCTCCGGCCATCGTCGGCATGACCCCGGAACTCACCGAGTTCTTCGAGGGCATGGTCCATAAGCTGAACGTGAACAGCCACAAGGACGCGATCCGGTCCGATGACATCGACGGCTTGCTTGCCAAGATGCAGGCGGAGATACAGGAGTTCCGGGACCAGCGGATCGCCGATGCCAGTGATGCCAACATGCTGTCGGAACTCCACGACATCGGGAACTTTGCCTTCCTGCTCTACGCCTATCTCCGGTCGCGCGGCCTCAAGACGATGCGGGAGCGCTTCCTCGACGAGTATTTCGACGTGAGCACCGTCGAGGGCCGGGTGTACTGTCGCAAGACGCGACCCGGCTCGCCCCTACAGCCGGGCGAGGAGGTATACGGGAGCGCGCGCGATGGCGTCCGCTACATAAGGTCGCAGAGCGTCGCCGCCGGGGTCTCCGTGTCGGTCTCGATCCGCGATCTGGTGTGGTGGAAGCACCACGGCCGGTGGCCCGAGCGCCCGTTGCGGTACAAGCGCCAGCAGGGGCCGTCGCTCACCACGACGAAGGACTGCATCGACAATCTCGAGCTTGTCCCCGAGGAGCCGGGCGGCAAGCTGCCATTCGTGTTCTGCTATCAGCCAAAGGGTCGCGAGAACGCCAAGAATTACGGACGGTTCGGGTATCAGCGCCGCCACGCCTTCAAGCTCGTCCGCGTCGGCTACTGGGACAGCGCGGAGGAGGCCGCGCGCGAGGGCGTCAAGGCGTGGAAAGCCAAGGTAAGGGAGACGGGCAATGTCTAACCTATTCGGCCCCGGGTTGCGCGCGTCGCGGATGACCGTCAACGTAGCACACGTCGTGCTGCAGATGTCCACCAAGCCAATAATTTTCGGATGTGCCGAAGTGGTCGCCAAGTCGCCGTCAAGTCGTTCAACGACAACGGCGTTCCGCAATACGCGCTGACCGAATACGGGCAGCAGGTCAAGACGAAACTGGAGAGATGGCTGTGCTTGAGCGCGAATTAGTTGACGCCCTGTTCGTCAAGCGGTGGTCGATCGTCCGCACCCTGATGCCGCAGAGCGTCGCGGAGCATAGTTTTTTAGTCGCCCACTACGCGAACGACATCTGCACCTATTTGGGCGTGGACAAGGACTTGCACCTTGCGGTTCTACAATACGCGCTATGGCACGACATGGACGAGCAATTCACCGGAGACTTGCCCGGCCCAAATAAGCGTGGGTTGCTCGAGGCGATCGGTCCCGATGCCAAGAGCAAATGGGACGCCCGGTTGAAGACGTGGACCGACCGCGTGTTTGACAACGCGCTGGAGCGGTCCGGCGGCAAGCTCGGGCCGAAGGACGCCGTAACCCTGCTGCTGGTCGTTAAGACGGCCGACTGGCTCGAGGCGGCTGTTCGCATGGCCACCGAGGACCAGATGGGCAACCGGTGTGCGACCCGGCACATCGTGCCAAACCGGGACGGCGCGCGCGACTGCGCCGCCAAGCTCTGCCACCATCTGTTCGAAGTCCCGATCTACGTGGACGAGATACCACACAACCCGGGGCTCGGCCAGCAGACTTTCAACGAACTCGATGAAATGATCATCCGCTGCGTAAACGACGCGCAGCACGGCCAGTCGCGCGGCCCGTGGATCACCGGGGAAGACGACGATCGCGTGTTCGACCCGGCATTGGGAGACCGGGAGGCGTGAAGTGTGGCGCTCTGTTTTCCCCGGTGTGCATCGGGCGAGACGGGGAATGGCCTCCGGAGGCAATGTGCACAAACCGCCCAACGCTGTGTCGAAAGTGCAATTCGGCCAAGGTAAAGCAGTACTACCGGGACAACCCGGAGAAGCGCTCGGCAGTTCGTCGCCGTTGCAATAAACGGTCTTACTGGAATAACGTGGAGAAACGGAGAGCGGCAAAGCGGGAATACGCAAAGCGCAACAAGCAAGCCGTTAACCGACGTGCCAACAACCGAAAGACTAAGCTAAAGACGATTTGCCAGATCACGGACGCGGAGTGGCGAGAGGTCCTTGACACCTACGGCCACCGTTGCTTAGCTTGCGGGTCTACCGAGGACGTAACCCGCGACCACGTAGTGCCGATTTCAAAAGGCGGCGAAGACACCGCTGCCAACTCGCAGCCGTTGTGTCGTTCGTGCAACGCTTCTAAGGGAGCAAAGACCATTGACTACCGTACCTAATTGGGACGCGCCGGGCCTCGTCCTATCGATTGACGACCTATACGAGGTGCAACAGGAGGCCCTGCGCGGGGCTGCAGACAAACCCGGTTACGCCCTATTTCTCGAGCAGGGGCTCGGCAAGACGCGAACAGTGCTGTATGAGTTCCACAACAAGCAAGTCCGAGGGCTGGCTGATATCCTCGTCGTCGTATGCCCCCGTCCGCTGCGCGGCGCGTGGCGCGACGAAGCGGCGGAGATCGGGCTAAACTACCCGGTGATCCTGATGAAGAACGAGAAGAAGACCCGGGCGGCGCTCAACGAGATCGGGCGGCAGCCGATGATCCTCGTGCTCCACTATGAGCAGGTTCTGACGCACGGCCGGCGCATTCTCGAGGCGATGCTCGAAAGGAAGAAGCGCATCTACATTGCCCTAGACGAGAGCGTCCGCATCAAGAAACACAGCAGTATCATCGGCGAGCGGCTCTATTTCCTCGCCAATGCCAAGGAACGCATCCAGCAGGGTAAGAAGAAGCTCCTGATCGACGTGGCCAACCGGCTTCCGGCGGCGTACAAGCGCGTTCTGTCAGGCACCCCCGCGCCGCAAGGGGCACACGATCTCTGGAACCAGTTCCGTTTCATCGGTGAGATGGATCGGACCCCTTACTACGCGTGGCGCAGCCTGTATTGCCGGATGGGCGGATACATGGGCAAGCAGATACTCGGGTATCAGAACCTCGACCTGATGCGCGAACGAACGGGCCGCTTCGCCTTCCGCGCCAAGAAGGCCGACTGGACCGATCTCCCCGAGAAGATACCGATGCCGCCGCGTGAGGTAGAACTTACCCCCGAGCAGCGGCGCGCCTATCTAGAGATCATGCATGAGTTCGTGATCGAGTTCGGAGAAGGAGACTATCTGACGGTCGAAATGGCAATCACCGTCAAGAACAAGCTCCAACAAATCTGCTCTGGCTGGGTGTACGACAACGAGAAGAACGTACGCGAACTGGTATCTCCGGGCGACAACCCGAAGCTACAGGAGGCGATGTCCATTTTGGGCGACATCGAGACGAAGAGCTTAGCCTTCTACTTTTTCAAGCCGACGCGTGAGTATCTCGACGCGCTTGCGGCCCAAACAGGGCGCGGGTACGTTTTCCTCGAAAGCGGGCTGTCGGATAGCGAGTTCGACAGGCGCAAGCGGGCCTTCAACGAGGACGATGACATCGCATGGGCATTCTGCCAGACCGACGCGGTAAAGGAGGGCCATACGCTGCTCGGAACCGAAGCGGTGCCGTGCCACAACACGCTGTTCATCGAGAACACCTATTCGCTCTACGCCCGGTCGCAGGCGGAGGACCGGAACCACCGCCACGGCCAGAAGTATCCGGTGAACTACTGGGACATTGTGACGAGCCGCGAGGACAAGGCGATCATCAAGGCCCTGCAGAAGAAAGGCGACATGCAGGAGGCGATCCTGTCCGAGTTCACTGCCTACCGCGAGGGCGGCGCCAGTGCACTCCACTTCGAAGAGTGAACGGAATACATTGACACATACCTCCCGCTGTGGTAAAAGGGATTCAGAAGCAATGGCCCGGCAATTCCGCCGAGCGCCACCGCCCAAAGGAGGGCAACACTATGGCGAAAGCCGCTCCTCTCTTCTGCGACACCACCCGCCGCAACTGGGGGTACTGGGACGGCGTTTCCGACGCCAAAACCGGCAAGCGACCCGAATGGGAGGGGAAGTCCCACTACGACCCACACTACGAGGCCGGGTACTGGGCTGGCCGCAACGAGGAGGCCCGTTAATGTCAAACTCGGTTCGCATGTATGTCGAAGACGCGGTAGGGCAGAAGTACTGCTTTACCGTGGCCGAAAACACCGACAAGAACAAATCGGATTTCCGCAAGCACGCCGCTTGGTGGAAAAGGTACGTAAGGTCCCACGACGGCCAGAAGGCGTACCGAAACACGACAGCAGGTTCACCCTGTTTCCCCGTAAAAACGGTGATCGAGGAGTATTGACACATACCTCCCGCTGTGTTAAAAGGGGTCTCAATTAAGGCACAGGACGGAGACACGAAATGGCCCACGGCCCCACGCTGAAACAGGTTAACGCTGCCATCGCCAAGGCGCGCATTCCCCTCACTCTCGACCGGGTTTCGGACGGGTACCACCTCTTCATCTACGATCGCCCGGAGGCGAACATCTACGAGACCGAGAGCGAGATGGTCCCCTACACCAGCAACTATTCGCTGCAGGCGTGGGTCCGCTATGCCGAATACGCGTGGAACGTTATCAGCAAGCGCATCGAAGGGAGGGTTGCGTAAATGTCGCACGAGCTTCTCATGGCCTATGAGTTCTCGCAACTCACGCAGCAGCGCCGCACCGTAGCCCGGGCCGATCTCGAGGCGATCCTCGCCGCCGGTCATGTCGCCGTGGTTGAACGGCAGCCCCGGTATTGCGGCATCACCGACGCGATGCTTCCCGGCACGAACGACCGTCTCGTCGCAGTTGTCGCCACGACCGATGGAGCGCGCATCCTCGCCGAGGCGCTGACCGAGGGCCACTATGAAGCCTGCGGCGACGGCCATTTCGAAGTGTGGGACCGCATGCCCGATCCACTCGGCCGCTTCGCTGCGCCGCTCCCCCAATCCATGGACGAGGTGCCGTTCTGATGATCATCGAGACCCACGACATCACCAAACAGCAGATCGTCCTTCATCTGATCGATCGCGTTGATCTGGAGGGCAGGAAGTATTGCTCCATCATGCTGGAGTTTCCAGACGGCGGCAAGCTCGTGTGGAGGCCCTACCGCTCGAAGGCATCATGCCGCGCCGCCGCGCGCAAGCTGGCCGCCAAGCCGTTCCAGTGCTACGGAACCATCGCCGAACAGCTTGGCGGCGCAACCATCATCGACGAACTGGGAGACTGAACATGAACAAGAATCGACGCAAGACCATCGAACAGGGCATAGCCCTTTTGCAGCAGGCGACGCCACTACTCGACGAGGCGCGCCAGCTGATCGAGGAAGCCGGGCAGGAGGAGCGCGACTACTTCGACAACATGCCCGAGAACATGCAGAGCGGCGAGCGTGGAGAGCAAGCCAGCGCCGCCGCCGACGCGCTGGAAGAAATCGCCTCGAACCTCGAAGAGGCGAACGTCGAAGAGTGGGTCGCTCGCCTCGAAGAGGCACTGGGATAAAGGAGACTAACCATGGAACTCCATCCAGACCACCCCGACGCTAACGCCCGCCCGGGCGACCAGCGGACCGACGGCACCGGCCGCTTGTGGACCTTCGGAACGAACCAATACGCCAGCTTCTGGCGCGCGGGTCCGAAGGACGGCACGGTCACTTGCAGCAAGGACTACCCGGGCCTTCCCGAGCCGTACCGCGTAGGCGGCGTCGCCTGCAAGGACTTCGACAAGGCAGCGGCGCGGTCCCGTGCCAGCGCCCGGACGGAGTACGAGCAGGCCAAGCGGATCGTCGATCGTTACGAGGCGTCGGAATGACCCGCTACCTGATCGCGTGGCTTATTTGCCGTTTCTTCCCGCTCTTCGCCGACGTACCGATATGGCGGGTCCGGGTGATACCTCCCCGCCACGGGGAGGTATCACGGAGCGGCAGGAGGCGGCATCTCGGTACTCTAGGGCCTCCGCGCCCCGTCAGTGTCCCGTGGACGTCCCCGGAGGCGTACCTACGTCAGGACACCCCGCTGTCGAGGCGTTAAGCGCGTCCTCGTAGTTGAGCCGCGCCCCGGCCTGACTGACGACCTGCTCGGCCTGTGCCCCGGTGGCCAGCTTGTTCCACTGGTCCCTCGACAAGCGGCTCTTGATCGAGGCGGGCTTGGCAGGCCGGTCCTTCACGCAGCCGACGGCCACTGCCACCGGGACTTCCTTGTACACCACCTGCGGCTCGGCCGGGCGCGGGTCCGGGCCGTGGGCGCAGCCGGCGAGCAGCGAGATCAGAAGCCCTGATCGAACAAGACGCCCATGGCGTATCGACATTCTGCTACCTCCGCATCGGACGACTGTTCGTCGGTCCGGGTTGATGCCTGCTTGGCGGTCGAAATCCACTTGTCCCGTTCCGCCATTGCTGTTTGGGCCTGCTGCCTCGCCGCATTCGCCTGTTGGGCGTACTGCTGCGACTTAGCATGCAAGTCGTTGATCGTCCCTGACTGATCACTAATCGTGCGGTCCGCTGCGGCCCAATTATCGTGGGCAGTCTGGCGGTCCTTGGCCAGCGCGGCAATATCCGCCGAGATGTGATCCATCCTCGGGTTTTTGAAGCCGGCGGTGGCTAGCGAACTCACGGCGCTGTCTGCGATGCCGTGATACTTTGCCCGGAGGCTGTTGACCCGGAGGCCCCACGTCGCCAGTATCACGAACGCGGCGACAATGCCGATCGCCAGATAAGCCCTGATCCCGCTCAGCACATCCATGTTACAGCCCCGTCATGCAGATTTTGTATTCGTATGTCCGCCGGTTGGTTAGGCCCCGAACCTTGCAGGACACGTACCCCGGGCGACCCTTGACCGCCCGACACCCGCTGAACCCGTCCTGATTATCGTTTGCCGCCTTGACCGTCACGCGGTCCCACGCCGTTATTGCCTTGCAGCCGGCGGCGATCTGTCCCGCGTTGAAGTAGCGCGCGGCGCTTGATCCACAGTAATTGCCGCCACCGATGTTGTAGGTAAGCAGGCCGGCGGCGACGAGGGGATACCCCTCAAGTTTCGGGGTACAGCGCCGCACGTCCGCCACGTGGAGCATCGCCTGTTTCTCGAGGCTCTTCTGGCATTCGGCGTCGGTGTAGAATTTTCCGACCTGAACGTCCGTCGTGTCGCCGTAGCACTTCGTGGGGATACCGGCGATATCAAGATACCCGGTGTTCTTTTTGCCCTCCCACTGCGCCAGCCCGGACAGCAGGGCGGCAGCGAATGCCGCGCCGCCCATGGCGTAGGCGATCGTCCCTTTCTTGGGGCCGGTGACTACGATATCCTCGCCCTCGGGGGGCGTCGGTTCAGGGGCCTTTTGGGGGTTCGCCATGCTTCTGCACCCAATGCTCGAATAGCTTGCGCTGTGCTGCAATCCGGATCACCACCGAGGCGATCGACAGAGCGGCCCAGATAACGGCGGGAATGACGTCCTGAATGGCGGCGGGGAGCTGCGCTTTGAACTCGTTAATCAAATTCGGGTCGTAGAGAAACACCGAACCGATGGTGGACATCAGCAGCATAAACTGCACCGACCACATGCGTAGTGCGGTCTTCACGTCAGCCACGGTCCTGATCTTGGGAAGTTTCACCAGCCGCCCCCTTCGATGACGGCGGCACATTAGACCCGGACGCGTCATCCGGCAAGCGATCTAGATCGCCAAGAAGACCGGCCATGTCTGGCGGAACATCGGTTTCAGCGAGGAAGGCAGCAAGCAGTGCGAGGCCGACCACGCGCCGGGCCTCGTCCGGTCGCACGGCACCTACTCCGTCGCGGGCGGCGGGGAGAGGTGGTGATACTGCTCGAGGGTGGTAATTCGCTGCTTGAGCATCGCGATATCGCTGCTCTGCGTGGCCTGAATGGTGGCCATAGTGTCCACGCGGTGCGAGGTGTCCTGCGAAGTCTGCTGCACCGAGGTTACGGTGGCATCGATCCGGGCGAGGGTGGTTTGCACGTTATTGAGGCTCGACAGAACCCACGCCCCCATCGCCAGCGTCGCGGCCACCACGATCGTGGCGATGTGCTTGGACATGCCCTGCGGTTCGGTCGGGCGCTCGAGCGACTTCATCGCTGCGACCAACTCCGCGAAACTGGGCTGCTGTCCCGCCACCGGCCCTTGTTCCCTATTTTCCACCCGATACCCCCCAACGCGTGGCCTGGCCATGCCGTTCCTGACAGAAACAGAACTACCACGCTGGGGCGCGGGACGGAAGGGTGTCAGCGGGGAAGTCCTCGCGGTCTCCATGGGGGCGAAACTACACCTTAACGCCTGTTAGGGTCAAGAGAACCGGGACGGAAGCGTAACGATCACCAGTCCTGTTTCCAGTACTGAACCGATCCCTTGATGGTGTTGGTAGAAGTCGAGTTGCTGCACGTTCCGCAAACGCCAATATGCGTCGGGGCAGTGGTGAAGGCAGAAGTCAAGGCTACCGTCAGCCACGACGCCCAGCTCTTGCCGTCGGCCGATGCTTCCACCGCCATGTCAGTTCCGGACCGGCTCAATCGAACCCATGCGTCAACGGTGTAAGGCCGCTTATTGTCAGAGGTGTAACCCCCCGCCATCGTGTGCAGCCGGGCCTGCACGATGGACGACGTGTCGCCGTAGATCACGGCCGACACCGCCTTGCCGGTGGACTGCTCAACCGCCGTTATGCCAAAGGCCACGTAATTGGCGAAGGTAAGGGACGCCTTTAAGCGAGCCACCACCTGCCAATCCGCACTGGGCACGGCCTTGAACCCGCCACGGAATACGCCGCTGCTTACCGGGGTGCCAAAGTCGTACATAAGCCCGACATCGGCATCGTCCGTCAGGGTGGCATCGGTGGCATCCCCGCTGATCGGAGTGGCAAAGTCAGCCGCACTCGGCGGCTTGAAATCCCACGCCGACCCGCCGCCTCCCGTGATGGCAATGTTCGCCGTGCCGTCCCCGCCGTCGGTTACAGTCACACCCGAGCCGGTGAAATTCAGCTTCGTGGCGGCGGCAACTACGGCGGTGCCGTCCTGATCGACCTCGAGCGACCCTCCCCCGCCCTCGTCGCTGGTGATGACGTCGAAGCCGGGGCTCGGATCGCTGTCCCCCTTCGCGTTATAGGCGACGATGTAATAGGTCCACTCTTCTGACACGCCGAGCCCGGCATGGGTCCAAACAGTGGCGTTCTGAACGGTGCCGACGACGGCACAATCTTCGAAGGTGATGTCGTGCCCCTGCCCGGCGTAAATCTTGAAGCCGGTGGCGGCATCGCCGGTCGTGGCCGGGGTCCACGTCAGCTTGTTCGACAGGACACCCCCAGTGCCGCTACCGGCCGTCGGCGCATCGGGCGGGGTCCCGAAGGCGGCACCGTCCGGGGTGTAGTCGTACTCGGCAACGTCGGACAGGTCCTGCAACCCGGACCCGAATATGTTGAAGGACGGAAACTTGAACTTGAGGGCGATTCCCACGTAATCCTCGGGGAGATCGTACTCGAACACGTTGTCGTCGAGCCGGGCAAACTGAACGCCGCTGGCATGAGCACCCGCCGTGCTGCCATAGAGGCCGCGATACAGGGTTGTCAGGTTATACTTGTTGGTGCCCGTCAAGGTGGCCGTCTCGAAAGACAGGTACTCGCCATCGACGTAGCACAAGGTGGACGCGTTCGCGGCCTCCGTCTCGGACACCGACTGCAATTCGCCACGGCTCTCCGTGAGATCGACCGACGCCGTGTCGGCGGTGTCCGGGTTGTCTCCCGCGTAAGCGGCGAGCGCCGCCGTAAGCGTACCCTGCCTTGCCCCGCTGGTGATCGTGCCGATGTTCTGGTAGGTGGTGCCCCCGTCCGCCGAGACGTACACCTGACAGCCGCCCCAGTCGGCACCGCCGGATACTGCGGCCCAAACTTGGGGTGAGCCGGACAGCGACGCCGGGGGCTCGATGATCACGGGGGTGTTCACGTTACCCGGATCGACGCCCGTATTCTGCGCGTATCCGCTGTTCGTCGCGGGTGTGTAACTGGCCGGGTTGTCAACCCCCGTCGCTACTTCGTCCGCCTCGATCTCGAAAGTCCCGTCGTCATCGCTTTCGGTGATCTTGGTGATCTGAACCGAGATGGTGCCGAGTTGCGGGTCCTCTACCTCCAGAATGTCCATCGGTTCAAGCAGGCAGTGCGCCGGGCCGAGCGTAAAGGTGTAGTGGTTGCGGATATACGCGCCGCGCTTGCCGTATAGCGTGACGGCTTTCTGCGCCATGTCGGCGACGCAAACTTCATCCGCCTGAAAGTCGCTGTCGGTCTGCAGGCCGTACTGCTCGATAAGGCCCTGATCCTTCCAAGTAACCGCTACCTCGTTGTAGTCGTTGGCACGGTTCTTGTAGATCAGGCGCAACTGGTTCTTGCACTCGGCGGGGTCGTCGCGGCTAATCTGCAACGGGTCGTTCGCGCCGATATAATCGTCGTCGTTGAGCGAATACGCCGGGGTGGTGTTTGGGACGAACTTGACGCCGTTGCCGTCCGTCTCGGTGTAGCAGTAGGGGACGAAGCGGAGGCAATAGCCGGTCCACACCACCGCCGTGTTAGTAAGTTTGGTCCATCGGTCGAGCGTGTCCGCCGCCTGCTCCTGATCAGACAGCGCGGGAGACAAGCCGAAGCCCATCGCGCGACAATATGTCTGATACGAGGCGTCGCCAGTCGTGGTGGCGTCGGCGGTGGACAGCAGCTGCGCCGTGTCGATCGCCGAAGTCGGGATAAGCACCCCGTACGCCGGGTAGGTCAAGAAATCCCGAATTACAAGCGCACAATCGGCGTCGTCACCCCCGGTCCAGCCCGATCCGACGCGCTGTGACTTCACTTCGAAGCTGTGATTGGGCAGCGATGCGCTACTGCCCAGATCGTAGTTGGCGACTGCGAGGTAAGCGACGTTCGGGTAGTTGTAAGCTTGGCTCGGGTAGTTGGAGGTGAGGTAGCCCCACGGTTCCTGTTCCGGGGTTCCCTTGAACAGCGTCATCCCGAGGCTGGAAAGCGAGGACGAGGTGTCCTGATCCTTCCACACCTTGCCGATGCCCTCGATGCCGTCGGGACCGCCCTCGCACAGCGCGAACATGCAGGAGGCACTGTAGGTGTAGCTGGTGGCGCTCCCCCCGCCGCCCTTGCCGGCCTTCTGTTTCTGCTTGTGCGACTTGAAGTCGCCGTACCATATGATGTTCGGGCCAATCCGGTTCGCACCCCACGCGATGATCAGCGCCGCCGTCGAGGAGGAGGTTTGCAGCTGGATGCCGGTGTAATCCGGCTTCGTAGCGTGGCCCTTCTTTCCGAAAAGGAAGCTCACTCGTACCCCCCGAACGTGTAAACTCGCATTGGCCGCTCGGCCATCGGCGTCCCGAGAAGTGATACCTCTTCGACGATACCAGAAGGAAGATAGGCATGGACGAACCTAGGCCAATCAGTTACGATACCGCCATGCGAGTAGCAGCGCCCGACGCGCCAGACGAGCACGTCCCCGGGGGCGATGGCGTACAGAGGGTCCTCGCGTACCCGGTCGGCCAGCGAGCGCTCCCCGTACACCTCGTCGGCCCGGGAGAGGTACGCCTCCACGAAGCCTAGGTATCGCTCCTCCGAGCGATGCAGGTGCCAGTCGCAGGTGTAGTACCCGGCATCGACGTGCGGAATGGCCCCTGCCTCCTCGAATGCCGCCAGAATAAGCTGTCCACAATCCACCCCGGCACCCTTCACCCGGGCGGCGTGGTGATACGGGGTGGATACCCAACCCCGCACGGCCGAGACTACGGTAGCGCGGTCCATCAGTACGCCGTTTCGGAGACGGGAACGAAGGGGAACCCTTGGAAGTGCTGCGTGTTGTTGAACTCGCCGCAACGTTCGTAGGAGCGAATGCACCCCGGGTAGGCGCGGAAGTTGGTCCCCTCGCCCGGGGCGAACTCGAGCGGATAGGACAGCACCAGTTCACTATCAGTGGCAAGGTCGATCGTCCGTACCAGCGTCGCGCCGGCCTGATCGTCAACCTCGAAAGTTCCGTAGGAGAACTGCGACGACGAGCTTGACCACGGGATGACGACGGCGGTTGCCCCGGCCCCCACGGTCCCGGCGCTGACGTAATCCGCCTTGTTAAGGCCGCACCCCGGGTCGAACAGCGTGTGCAGGCATGACGGGTCGAACAGCTTGCGCGGCATCGGGGTGCTAAGCAGAACAAGGTCCGATTTGACCTTGAGATCAGCGAATGAGCGGCCGAGCTTGTCGAGGCTGCTCACCTTTCCGACGAACATCGGGACACCCGCCACCCAGTTACCCCACGACGCCGCGAAGTAGCGGTCGCGGCGGACCGAACCACCATCGAAGCGTCCATAACGCAACGCAGCGGCGAACTTCATGGTGACGTACATTTCGTCCGGCCCAAAATCGAGGTGCATTGACTGCTCGTCGATCTCGACCCCCACGCCGGTCTCGAGCTTGAGGCCCGACACCTTCACTCGCTTGGACGAATAGACGACGCCCATCCCGCCGGCCACCGGGGTCTTGATATCCACGTCTTTCTGCGCGGAGGAATACAGCAACACCCGCCCGTCTTTGTTGGACATGGTGTAGCAATCGACGTAGATGAACCGCTTGGTGGCCAGCAGGTCGTGCAAGTCCTGCTCGGTGTACCCGGGTTGCGGGGTGATCGGCCTCATGTGATCTCGCTCTTCAAGTCGATCTGTCCCAGTTCCCACAGCTTCTCGTAGAACTGGTCGAACTCGTAGCTGTCCTCGAGGAAGCGGCATACGAAGAAATAGTTGAACGACGAGGTGACGACCGCGCCGGTCGGCGGCGCGACGGTGAACACTAGGGTTCGGGGGAGGGTGATCGAGAAGTCCGTGGCGAATATCGCCTTGTACTTGTAGTTGACCGTGATGGCCGTGCCCTTGTCCGCCGAGTTGAAAGCCAGCGTGAAGGTGGTCGGATCGTAGCTGTACTGCCCCTGTGCGGGTGTTCCCGACACCTTGGTGAAGCCGCTTACCGAAACGCCCGAAACGTCGGTCTGGTGTTGCAGGGTAACAGTGTACGGCGACGCGCTCGGGATGGTTGCCGTCTCGGGGCCATTCACCCACACCGCCACGTTATCGACGTCAACCTGCCCGACCGGCTCCTGATACGTCCCGAACGGGCGGAAGAAGGCGTACTCGACCGTATCTCCGTCCCCCACGCCGAGTTGCACCGACTCGGCGTAGTTGTCATCCGGGGCACTGAACAGGAAGTTGTCGTACGCGCCCGCCCGGGAGCAGAAGAAGCCAACCAGCGTCTTAAAGTCGGTATTTGCCGCCGTGCTCTTGTTCGGGAGGTAATCGTACTGCAGCTGGAACTGCCAGCGTGGGTGTTCCCAGTACGACGTGCGCGTCTCTTTGCCGCTGGTGTGTTCGGAAATACCGGTGGAGAACATCGGCTTGGCGGAAGTCTGAAAAGTCAGCCCCCGGAGCGTGGGGTAAACGTCGCTTGACATGTCGGTATCCGGTGCCCTTTGAAGGTACTGTATGAAGAACGCCGACGCCAGCAGGTTTGGTGCCAATTGCTGGTAATACGCCGCTTGCAGGAACGACGCCGAGAACGCCACATTGGGCGCGGTAAGCTGGTAGTACACCGGCTGCAACTGCATCCCCGTAAGGCGCAGATTGCCACCGTCACCCGTAACCGGCTGCAGGAACGACGGGGTAAACTGGAACTCGGCCATCAGTCGCTAGCCGCCAGAGCACCGCCGATCTGGAGATCAGTGTTAAGCTCGGTATAGGTCCAGTTCTCCCCGGTATTCGGGTTCTTCTCCCAAATATCGGACTGGATCGACAGGACCTGCGAGGCGACGCCGTGCTGCGCGCCGTCATACTCGGTGCCGCCGGTCTTGATCTTGTTCTTGGCGTACAGCTGCACCGAGTTGTCCTGTGCATACCCGCCGCTGACCTTGATGGCGAAGACGTCCCGCGCCGGCACCGAGGCGGCAAGGTCGTACAGGTCATACACGCCGACGGTATCGGTAGAATTGTAGATGGTGCTGCTAAGCAGCGGGTTAATAGCTGCCTGCCAGTTGGTGTCCGCGCCAGTCGGCGTCATACCGATTACATCTCCGTTCGCACCCGGGTTGACCGTGCCGACCCGGATGTTGCCGAGAGGGTCAACGAGGCCGGTATCGTCGGTAGCCAACACGTAATAGTCGTCGAGTTGCCACCCGTTGCCGCCCCACCGCACGGTATCGATGGGACCCGGACCGCGAGAGGGCTGCGCAGTAATAATCACGTCCCCGTTGACCTTGATCGTAAAAGTCGGGGTCCCACCAACCGTGCCAAACACGATCTCCATGTAGAACCACACACCGACCTTCCAGATCGCAAGCGGCGTATTGAAGGTTTGCGTCCCGATCGTGGCAGAAATCCCGCCAAGAGCGGTGAAACTGACAGCTAGATCGGTGGTCCCGTCTGCGGTTGACAACAAGTAAAGAACAGCAGCCGGGCCCGTGGCGGTAAGCTTGATGCGCTGACCGAACACGTACCCGTCACCTACGGTGGCGGGGAGGGCCTTGTATATATCCACGTCATTGCCGCCCACGCCGCCCGCCGGGATGAGGCACAACCCTATACCGAAAGCGCCAGTGCCGACCGACAACGAGTTAGTGTTGAACCCGAAACGGGAGTAATACGCCTGCGCCTGTAGAGCAGCGAGGATTTGTGCGCCAGTCATTCCGGCTTGCAGGTAGTCATACCCGTCGCAATCAATCAAAGACACGTCACTTCCCCTTCGTAAACATGCTGCCGAACCGGCGGTCGCGCGCTTGGTTGACGAACCATTTCCGCATGGTCGCCCCCTCGCGGCGCAGCAGGGTATCAAGATCGACATCCTGTCGGTTATGCGTCGGCGAGTAGTTAAAGGTGTCGCCTCCCGTCTGGTTCGTCACGGACGACCGCACCGTTTCCCCGGCGGTCGCCGCACCTAGGGCGAGCGTGGACGGGCGGGGGCCGGCGAGCATGTTGCGCAGCGGATTAGCGAACTTGGCAGGGAGGACCATTTCCTTCTTGTGCAGCTGGTACATATCCCCGTCATTGGCCACTTCGCCCGCGCCGCCCGCCGCCGAGAACACGGTGCTGGCGAGGCGATACACGCCATACAGCGCCGCCGCTGCAGCCGCCGGGGCGAGGAAAGGCCCGACGACAGGGATCGAGGCAATCGCGGCATAGGCACCCGCCGCTGCCACCGCCGCCTTGTGGATGATCTGCTTGACCGCCGATGCCGCCGAGATGGCGTTGCTGGTAGTCGCGCCCGCCGCCTCCACCGAGGTTCGGGTGGCCACCCCGGCGGTCGTGGCCGAAGTCTTGGCCAGTTCCATCACGGCCCAGTTCGCGGCCCACTGAACACCTTTCTGTATCCAGTAGTTGATCACGTTATCGGCGATGCCGAGCATGCCGCGCTTCCACGACATGGTGCCCTGCTCCATGCCTTGCAGCATGGAGTTGAAGCCATCGACCACCGGGGACAGCTTGTCGCGGATATTCGACGCAACGGAGGCAAAGGCGTCCTGCTGCGCCTTGCTCATCTTGGCCGCGCCCTGAGCGTCGATGACCGCCATGCGGTCGGTGTGCTCTTGCTCCAGCGCCTCGATATCATTGTTGATGCGCCGCCGTTCATCGGTTGAAAGAGTGCCGAGCTTTAGCTCGTCTTGCAGCGCTTTCAACTTGATCTGATACATCGCGTCTTCGTGCTGACGCTCGAGATCGATCTCGCGGGCGAACAGGTCGATTAACGCGCGTTCTTTCTGCGCGTCGGAGATGCGGCCCAAATTAGCATCAGCGTCTAGGCGATCTCGCTCCGCCGACAGCTTGGCGTTGGCGATCTGTTGAGCGGTGTTGACCTGCTCTTCGGCCATCTTGGCCTCGTGGTCGATCGTCTCGCGGGTGATGGCGTCCTTTTGCTTCGCCCAGTCGCGCTCCATCTGCTCCTTTCGGCGCAACTCCGTCTGGTACTGCTTGCTGTCCTTCCCGTACACAGCGGCGATGGCCGTCAGCATCATCTCTTCGATTGCCAGCTTCTTCTGGTAATCGTCCTGCGCCGCGTCCTGCTCCGCCCGCTTCTCTTCCAGAAACGCCGCCAACTGTTTTTCGGCGGTGTGATCGTCCTTTGGCTTGTGCTGGCGGGTATGCTTGGGGGTGCGATCGCTCTTGATGGCGTCCGCTTCCTGCGTCATGATGTCTTCGCGATGCTTGATCGCGTTGGCCTTTACCTTGGCCCAAAATGCGGCGTTGTCGGCCAGCGCCTTCTTGTACGCCTGCGAATACCCGTCCGATATCGCCTTCCCGGACGCCGCTGCTGCCCCCTGCCACCGGTTCGCCACTTCGGCGATGCCGCCCGGCGGCGCAAGACGGTCGATGATGTTCTTCCCTGCCACCGAGTTCACCTTGTCGATGAACCAGTTCACCCCGTTGGTGGCGGAGGTGAGCAGGCTGTTGATGGCCCCGATCGCGGCGTTGACGCCCTGCACGAACAAGTCGCCCATGACGGCCGGCAACTTGGACCACAGGACCTTGAACATGGTAAACGTGCCATCGATCCCGGCGGTTATGCCGGCCGACGTTACGTTCCACGCGTCGAGAATGCCGTTAAAGGCGCTGGACGCCACTTGCTTGATCTTGTTCCACATTGAGGCGTTTGCGCCCGCCGTGGCCGTTTCAACGATGGCATCCCACAGGCCGCGCATCGTGTCGCCGACCGTCACCGTGACGGGTCCTAGCTCCTTGATGCCGCTCGAGGTCTTGTCTACTCCCTCACCGAGCTTGAGCATCTCGGCGTGGGTGAGCCCGAGGCTGTCCCGAAACTTGGTGAGGGCTCCGGAGTCCTGCACTTCGCCTTGGAACTGACGGATGGACCCGTAGGCCACCGCCGCGATGGGGGCGAGCGCCAAAAAGGCCACGCCAGTAGCCCCGATGCCTACTGCCTCCGCCGCTGCGGCTGCCTCGCCCGCCGTGGCTGCTCGTTCTTCGGCGATGGCCAGCGCGTCTTGGGCAACAGCGGCTTCCGCCGAAGCGGCCGACACCGCTTCCATTGCCACCGCCAGCCGGGCTTGCGCCGCTGCCTCCTCGGTGGCGGTGGTGGCATTGCGCAACTGCGCCTCCGCCAACATCATTTCGGTGTCGGCGGCGACGATATTGGCTTCGGCCTTCTGTGCAGCCGCGCGCACCGCGTTGGCAGACGCCATCGCCGCCGCTGCCTCTTCGGCTAGCTCGGCGTCGCGGGTCGTCTTGAGTACGCCGGTAAGGTTCAGCAGTTCCTTGGCGAACCCGCGCAACCCCCCGCTGCCCGCCTGCGTGGCCTGCATCAGGATCGTCAGCGATCCCGCCATTCTCGAGTAGTTACCGCGCGCGGCCTCGCGCGCGAGCACGAGGGACTCGCGCATCGCGGTGGCACTGACGTGCGCGCCCGCCCCGACTGCCTCGAAGCTGCTGACCGCCACCCTGCTGTCGGAGGCCAGCCGCCCGAATGTGCTGCGCAGGCCGTCGGCGGCGGTTCCTACGCTCTTGACGTCATTAGCGGCCCGGCGCGAGGCGTCGTCGAGGCCGCTGGTACTACCCCCGAATTGGACGCTAACGTCGTCGTTCACCGGATAACACCCCCCGACCCCGAGAACATGGACAACAGGTCATTCAGATCACCCGTTTCCGTTGGCGCAGTCTGCCTCCCAGAACGGTTCTTAATCAAGCCTAGATACCCCGCAACAGCCATGTAAACCGGGGGGCCGTTCTGCGCCCACCAGTCTTGCATTGCGTAATAACGGGGGAGGGTCCAGCCCTCCTCTACTCGGTCCCAGTCTCCACCGGAACAGCCTGCGGCGACAAGCTCTGCGACGATGGGGTCGAAATTTCCGTCGAAGGGCTTGCCGCCTCCCCTTCCCCCGGCGAACCTGCCTTCACCCTCTGCAGAATGCCGGCCTCGACGAACAGGTCCTCCATCGAGGCCCGAACGCCGTCGATCTCGGAAGCCAACATCTTGTCCTCCACTTCCTCGGGAGACATCGGGGTCTCGGACCGAGAGAGGATCACCGACAGGATTTGACTGGTGGCATCCATCAGCGCTACCAGATCGTCCGACTTCTGGACGGCATCAATGAAGGGCCAAATAGCCTTGATGGTCTTGATGTTGAGCGGCGGGAAGGAATACACCTTTCCACCGATGGTGAAACTGGCCATGGTAATACCCTAGGGGGAGTGGGGGGATAACGTGCGGCCGAGATACCCCCCGTCCCCGGCCGCACGACGCACTAGGCGCTAGGCTCCACCACCCGTCGCGCTGGTGGTGGAAATGATGCCGATCTCGTTCGCGTCGTTGGCTTGCGCTTGGAACGACACTTCCGGCATGGTGTAATCGTCCTGCTTGAGCGGGAGCGACAGCTTGTCGGAGGTGCAGCTGAACAGGACCAGCGTGAACTGCTTGCCGTTGTAGGTCTGCGAGAACACCATCTGGAATTTCGGGGTGTTGCCCATCAGCTGATTGTTGATGGTGACAGAGCCCGAACCGGCGGTGGCGGCGGTGTAGATGTAAGTCACTATCAGGTTCGCGCTCGCATCCGCCTCGGCGAAGGTGTACGTGCCCGTCGCGGGATCGACCGAATATTCGCCGGCCTCCGGGTCCGCCGTGACCTGCTTGAACTGGGTGCCGTCGATCTTGGCAACCCCCAAGTCCATGTAGAAGGTCGCGCCGTTGGCAACGGCAGCGGTGAACGGGGTAGCGGCCGGGACCGTCACGGCCTCGTTCGTTACCTGCTTCAACTCGCTGCCTGTGGTGAGGGTCTCACCGAAGTACAGCTGGTTGTAGGCGTTCACGTCGATGTTCGCCGTGCCGACCTTGCCCTCAATCTTGGTCTTGCCGCGCGCGACGTCGAGCGGATACTGGTACTGGCCGTACAGCTGCTTGATGTCGCCCGAGAAATCGATCGATGCGTCCTGCAGAGCGCCGATGCGCAGCGGCGCACCACCGCCAACCGGGGTCCCGTAGATTTGCCCGGTGCCGAACATGTACTGTGTCATAGCCCCTTTACCTCCTTGACGATATGCTCAACAAGGGCGGGCAGCCCTGATTGAAGGTGGTTCCACGCGGCGGTTGCCTGCGATACCGGCGAGTTCCGGAGGTGCTCCTTGACAAAGGCGCTGACCCCCCTCTCGACCGAGGCAATCAGGTCTTCAACCTTCACCTCGATCTTCTCGGCTTCGTCCTTGACCGCATCGACGACCTTTTCCACCTCGGTGGCGACGTCAAAGTCGATTGCGCTGTCGATCTCTCGTTTCATGTCGTCCCCCTAGGGCACCAGCAGCTTGATCGGCACCACAATAAGCGCCTGATTGTCAATGTCGCCGGGGTCCTTGAACACCGCTCCGGAAATGAAGCAGTGATAGACCAGTCCCTGCAAGGTATTTCTCTCGTCAAGGAACCCCGGGTCCGTGGGTTTCGGGGCGATAACTCGCTCCAGCGCGCTTATAATCAGGTTATTGGTGATCGTCGGCACCGCCTTGGGGTCGCTGCCCGCCTGATGATAGACCATCCACGAAGCGTCCCACGTCCGCTTGTAAGGCAGGTTGGTCTTCTGCGCGAATGTCTCGCCGTGTTCGGCCTGCCCGACCCACGGCTGCTGCGCAGTGGGGACTTGATCGAACAGGACGATGCGACGTGTCTTGGTGACGAACTGCTTGACCGCCGGGGCATCGTCGGTCCCGATGTTCCACGAAGCTTCGGCGAGGAGCCCAAACAGCGCTTGAAAGACCTGTTCGCGGAGATCGGTCATCCCTTCACCTGTTTCTGAACCGCCTGCACCACCGCCGTCTTCATCTCGGTCGAAATTTGGGCAGACATGTCGGTCAGCGACGATCGAAGGAAGCTACGCTCTGGCATCTTCGACCCGGGGTGGTTCACCCTCATGGCGAACGTCATCTTGCCACTTTTCCCCATGAACGCCAGCACGTTCGCTTTCTTCGGGACGATGACGTGCGGGGGTGTCACGCCACCATACTCGTGGATGCCTGCGTACTTGACGTCGCCGGACGAGAACACCATGCCGAACACGGCGGAAACGGCGCGTTCGACCTTGCTGTGGATCGAACGCGACAACGCGCCCGTGATACGGTTAAGGACCTGCCCGTTTAACTTGTTAGTCTTGACGTACGCCTCCAGCTTGAGCGACAAGCTAAGCACCTTGGCATAGAGCGCCTCGTTCACCGCCTGCGGCATGCTGTCGAGCCGGGCGATTATCTGGCGATCGCCGACTAGGGTGATGTTGACGATCATCCGACCGGAACCACTTGTCGATAGGGGGACAGCAGATCGTGAACGTAATCGCTCATCGACTTCTGCGAGAAGCTGACGGTTTCCTGCCCGCCGAGAGACTTCGACACGACGCCGATGCGGTCCATGTAGCGGAAGCGCTCGCCCGCCAGTTCCCACACGGCCTGTTCGATATCAGGCGGCACGAAGCTGTACAGGATGTCCACCACGGTGCCCGCATCCGCCGCGTTGAAGGTGTACTGCCCGTCGCTGTTGATGGTGTACTGCCCCGCCTGCGGGTCCGCCGCGACCTGCTCGAACACCTCTCCGTTGACGCCGCTGACCGAGACATTCTCAATCCACGTCTGCCGGGTGGTGTATTGATACAGGTCGCCCGGGATCGTCACCCGGCAATCCTTGGTTACATAACCGGCGGTGTACCGGATGGCGATCGACCCCCGCGCGCGCGGGAAGCACCGGCCGTACAGGTTGAGACGACGCGACCCAATAATCGAGTATTCCGGCTCGACGACGTAACCGTTGGTGTACGGGGTGCTGAACCCGTCGCCCGAGGCCGCGTTCACGATCGTCCCCGCGAAGGACAGGCCCGTCACCTCGTAGACCGGCCCCCGGCGCAGCACCATGAAGCTGTTGCCATAACCGTCATAGGTTTCGGCGTACTGGCTAAGCGCTAGCGTTTCACGGTTCATGAAATTGAGAACGAAGGCGCTGGCGGACCTGATCAACCGACGTAGAAGCTCGTCCGAAGCCGACTCCGTGTTCGGAAGGTTCAGCCACGACTTGAGATGCTCAAGAGTAGTCAGGTCGCCAGCGTTCATCGCGTTACTCCGACTTGCTCTTCTCGGCGAGCAAGTCCTTGGCGGCGGTGAGCGCCGCCTCGGTGGACACGTTGGCGGCGATCGAACCGCCGTTCTCGTTGATCCACGCCACCAGCTGATCACGGTTCATCGCCCCGAGATCGGCCTCCGTGATGGGGGTGGCACCTCCCGCGCTCGACGAGGTATCACGCGACGCAGCGTCGGCGGTGTCGGTCCCCGTGGTGCCCGGGCCGGCGGTGGCCGCTCGGAGGGCGTCCTGCGCCGCCGTCAACTCGGACGACAGACGGGCATTATCGGCCTCGAGGAAACTGGCCCTTGAGGCCAACGCGGCGTTTTCGGAGACGAGATCGTTGAAACGGTCCTGCATGTCGGGATCGGACGCCATTTCCGTGACGCCTACCACCGCACTGGCCCCCGGCGCGTAGGGATCGAATGGGCGCAGGCCCAAACGATGGAGCTTGGGCACGTGGAGCGCATCGTTCACTTCGACGTGACCGTCCTCATCCGGCCGGTATTCGACGCCGCCGATCACGGCGTGTGAGAAATGTTGGGGGGCTGTCATCCTCATCGCATGTGTTCCTTCTGCTTGAGTTCGAACGAAAAGGGGGACCCCCGTGTTACCGGAAGCCCCCCTCTCGCCCGCGACCCGGGACTTACGCCGCCGCGCCGATGTTGTCGATCACGCCGAGCGAGGGCGGGAAGTAGTGCTGGAGCACTTCGTCCGCGTAGATGCCGTACTCGTACTTTCGCGAGCGCAGCGGCCATTCGATCTGGTAATAGTCCTGACGGGTCCGGACCTGTACCACGTTGGTGACGTTCGACAGCGGGTAGGGCAGCGTCTTGGTGTTGAACAAGATGGTGCCAGCCGGCATGTTCGGGTGGATGCGGATCGGGATCACCTGCCCGCCGGCCATGCTGAACCGGTTGAGGTATTCCTTCACCATCACACCGCCCGCGACGATGCCGTCCTTGATGTCCGCCGTGAATCGGAGGTTCGAAGACGAGCCGCCCGCGAGGATCAGCTGGCTGATCGCCAGTGCTTCCTGCGAGTTGACCCAAATCTCCGACGGCGAAAGACGAAGCACGTCCCAGAAGTGCTTGAGCGCCGCGTCGATCTCGACCACACCGCCCTTGTTGTCGCCCGTCAACGGCTTGCCGTCGTTGTGCGCCACGTAGGCGTTGCTGTCCGTCTTGTACGCCTGCGTGAGCAAGCCATCGAAGACGAGGTTGTTGACCGAGTTGTCGGTCGCCGGCATATCCGCCGCCGTCTGCGTACCGCCGCCCTCGCTGGTGAGGATCGTCACCGTGTTGACGGTGGTGATGGCACCGAGCTTCGGGGTGCCAGCGGCCCCCGCCGACCAGTACCACGCGTAGCCGACAGCGCCGTTGACGACATCGACCGTGGCCGTGACGCCCTGCGTATTGGTGCCGGCAGCCAGAACGATCGTGGCGTCATTCGACTTCTTCGCCGAGCCGCCGCCGAAGGTGTCTTCCGATCCGTCCGCGTTCTGGCGCGTTTCCGTCCCCGGAACGCCGCCCGCGACCGTCGAGTTGAGCAGACCCTCGAGCGTCAGAGCAACGCAGACCACGCGGATCGTACCGTCGCTGATCGAGCCGCCCTCGGTGAGCGCCGCCAGATCGGGCGTCGGCGTGGTGCCGAGCGCCAGCGAGCCGTTGCCGCCGAGCAGGAGGATTTCCTCGCCGAGCATCAGCGCTTCAAGACCCGTCCGGGCCGCGATCGCGCGGATATCGTCGAAGCCCTGGCCGGCGTATTGCGCTTCGAAGTCTACGTTGGACTCGAGACCGATGCCCTTGTAGGCGGCGGTGTAGTCCTTCGTGGTGACGGCGATCACGCCGCCCCGGTTGCCGCCCGACACGCCGATGCGAACGCCCGACGAGTTGATGGCGGTGATGGCGCGCCAGTTGGCCTGAATGCCGCCCTTGCCCGAGACGCGCGGAATTTCGTTGCGCAGCGGGGTCAGAACCGGGTACAGGAACTTGGCACCGAGTTCGAGATCGTAGAAGGTCAGGCCACTGGTGGGCGAGCCCGACTGCGAGAAGGTGCTCTTCGCAAGCCCATCGGGAAGCCGGGGATCGGCGATCGGGGCTTGGAAAGCCTTCTGCAACTCCGCCTGCATCTGCTGCAGGGTGTCGGCGTTCACAGACATTTCCGTTTCCTCTTTCAATACGGAGTGTGGGACCAGACACCCCCCTCATTTCAGTCCCGCAACAGGCTACCGTCCCCGGATGCCTTCTCCACCTCGCCGCCGGTTGCCCGTCCCCGGACCTTCGGCGAGGCTTTGATCTTGTTCAACCAGCCGTGGCCCCCGCCGGGGGGATCATCGACCGACCACCGAACGAATGTGACATGCGAATGGCCGCATCCGCAAGCTGGTCCGGCGTGAATTTCTTGAGCAGGTCCTCGCGCGTCGGCACCTTGCCCGGCCCGTTCGTGTCGTCGTCGGCCTTCTCGACGATGCGCGTCGTCGGGGCCTTGGGCTGCGGGAGCGCCTTGATGCGCTCGATCTCGGACATCAGCCCCTTGACCAGCGGCGTGATCTCGGCCATCTCGGCCTTGAGCACGGCGTTCTCCTTCTCGAGACCGCTCACCTTCTGTAGAACGTCGTCGTCGCCGGCCGGCTCCGAAACCGGCGAGCGCTTTGCCAGCGCGTCGTTGACTCGGCCCAAAATGTCGGCCTTCTCGAGACCGAGCGTGGATGCGGCGAGTTCGATAACCGTGGTCGTGGTTTCGTCGAGCGGAACAATATCCATCGACATCGTGGCTTCCTTCTCGTCGGCGTTGTAAGCCGGCGCTCGAGCCGCCGCCGCCGCGATCATCTCCTGCACCTCCTCGGTGGCCATGGCCACGAGCGTTTGCCCGAGGTTCTGCAGGCTGTCCTGCAACGCCTTCGGCATGGACGAGGGGTCGCTCTCGGCCGCTTCCTCGTAGCACACGGACTCGTGCAGGTAATCGAGGCTGCGCACGATGCACGACAGGCGCTCGACGTTGTACATGCCCTTGGCCAGCGCGTCGCTTCCGAGGAAGTCTTGGAACTTGGTTAGCGACCCCTTGACTTCATCGCGCAACAGAGCCGTCTTCTCGACGGCCGGGTCTTCCTCGGATGCCTCGACGCCGATCTTCGACGCCTCGTCCACCGTCTTGCGAAGCTGCTCGGCGAGCGACGGCTCCTTGTCCGCCTTGGCCAGTTCGGCATTGTGGGCGAGGGCATCGGCCTTCTTGGCGAAGAACTGCCCGTCCTTCGCGCGCCAGCCTTGTTCAACCTCGTCCCCTTCGACGAGATCGCCTTTCTTGGCGGCTTCCGCGTCCTTGTCGTCGGCGTCTTGGTCGCCATCGGCGTCGCCCCCGTCCTTCTTGTCCTTGTCCTTGTCCTTGTCCTTGTCCTTGTCCTTGTCCTTGTCGGCGAAGGGGCTGTCCGCCTTGGCAGCGGCGCAATCGGGACAGTCCGCCTTGTCGCAGTTCTCGACGTCGTGGCCGTCGGCGGCGTCCGCCTTCTCGGCAACGATCTGGTCGCGCGCCGCGTCGGCGAAGTCCAGCCAGTCGGCATCGGTCTTCCCCGCCGCCTTGGCGAGGGCCTGCGCGACGGGCAGGATTTCGTCGTTGGTCGGAACGTGCATGATCATGTCTCCGTTGTCGGCCTTCTCGGCCGCAGAAGGGGGACCGTCCTTGTCGATCTCTTCCTTCCACGCGGCAATGATCTTGTCCTTGACCTTCTTGAGATCGGCCGACGAATACTTGTCGGCGTTCTTGGACTGGTTGATGTAGCTCCACGCGGAACGAATGTGCGCCTCGGTGTCGAGCGGGTATCGCTTCTTACCGTCTTCCTGATAACCGGGATCGGCATACTTGACGTCGCCGTACGGCTTGTCGCTGTCATCCGCCTTGGCCATGGCCTCCTCCACCAGTTCGGGATGGAACTCACGATGTTCGGTGAGGCCGTCAGCCTTGACTACCTCGAAAGTCGCCGTGGGAATGCAGGGCTTGTCGACGAGACTAATCTCGATCGGCGCGGCGACGTAGCGCTTCTGGTCGCCTTTGGTCAGGCGTTTGACGTAGCGGCCCCCCATCGAGAAGCCGGTGTAGCCGCCAGCCTTGACCATCTCCCATTCGGCGTCATCGATCACCTTCGCACAGGCATTGATGGTCTTGGCTTCGTCATCAAACCCGAGCGGGGACGCAACGATCCCGGCAACCTTGCTGGTGTGCATCACCCGCACGTTTCCGTACGACTTGCCGCCGCTGGTCGCGTAGGCGTTGTCCGACCACTTCTCGAAGTATTCCTTCGACCCGTCGTAGTCGAACACCTCGCCCGAATTGTCGAGAACCTCCGCCGCCACCTGCCCATAGACAAGCCGCTGCTCTTCATCGATCTTGTTGATCGGGATGAAAATCTTAAGGTTGTCGATTGACATGTTCGACGATACGCCCCGCCCTAGAATAGCGAGAAAAAGACCACCCGAGTTTACACGTCGGAAGATGGTGGTAGTTCAATGGTTCGCACGTGCATCGACATGCCCGCGTTTCCGGACATCTTGGACGCCACGGCGCGGTGGTGCCCGTCCTGAATATAGTAGTTCAGGCCGTCGTAGTAAGCCATCGGCGAAAAGCCCTTTGCCGTCGGGTCCTCGATGTACAGCTTCACCTTGTCGTGATCGCAGTAATCCTGCGTCGCGATGCACTCGTTGAACGGTACGAACTGGAGAAGCGACGCCTCACGCTCCGCCGTGGCCTCGGGGGTGTTGCCGCCCATGGCCCAAACAGGGCCGCGACCGTCGGTGTCGACTTCGAAGAACTGCGACATGTCGTTCTGGTTATCGAGCTTCGACAGTTCGGTGTCGTCTTGTTCCTGCACCAGTTCGATCAGCTTGTGGTCCTTCTTGGCCTTGATGCCCGGGATGCCCTCGACCATGCCGGTCATGAAGGTTTCGCCGGGGTCGCTCGAGAAGCGCCCGCGCGTGTTGCGCGGCTGGTCCGCCTTCTCGGCGTCGTCGCTCACCTCCGGAACGAGGGTGCAGCGGCAATGAGGATGTGCTCCCGGGGCCATGTCGCCCGATGAAAACGGCTCGTCGAGATCAATCGGCCCATCGTCGGCGTTGGCCTGACAAATCGGGCACCCGTCCTCAAGGACCAGCCACGATTTCTTGACGTTGACCCCGACCGCTTCTGCTTCCTTGAAGCTCGCCAGCGCCCCCATGCTGTTCGCGCTGGTGACTTCCGTGGCAGCGATGACTTCGGCACGATCTTCCGAGAAGGCATAGCTGTTTGCGATCTCCTCCGCGATCGCCGGCATACCGATGTTCTCTTCCAGCCCGGCGGCGATCGTCTCGCGCAGCATGTCGCGGGTGGTTTCGGCAAGCAACGGCTCCTCGCCCTCGAAGCTCACCAGTTCGGCGGCGCGCTCCCGGGCATATGCCACCGCCCGCTCGTTGACCCGATCCACGATCTGCGTATTGGCCGCAAGGTCCATGCTGCCAAGCACCACGTTGCTCGCGTCGAGTTCTACGGCTAGAAGCGCCGACTCGAGATCGTCCTCCGCCAGTTGTAGGGCCTCAAGGTCAAGCTGGCGTAGTATCTCGTCGATGTCCACCTTGACTTCGTACGCGCCGGCCGCCTCTTCGGAGATCGGCTTCTTGGCGTCCCCGGGCTCGTCTGCCTTGCCGAGCCTCCGAAGTGCAGCCACGATCTGTTCGGCGACGCCCGCGCCCAGTTTGTACAGGACAGCCTTCAAGGATGTGGCCAGTGCCTTTTCTTGCTTGGCTACGCTCGGCCGAAGCGGATCGGTGTAGAGCGGCTTAGAGCCGGTAGCCTTTCCAGCCTTTTCCACGACGTCGGTACGAAGAAAAGGGGCGTCGCTCTTCTTCGCTACCTCCTTGTCGTCGGGAGGTGTATCCGAGGGGTCCGAGCCGTCATCGGTGCCCCCGGCATCGTCGGACGGATCACCCCCCTTCTCGTCTGCGCCGGGCGCGCCCGGCTGTTTGTCAAGCATCTGCTGCTGGAGCGCGTCCTTGATCTTCTGCTCTTCTGGAGTCGGGAAGATCGGGGACCAGCCCTGCGTTGGGATGAATACCATCGGGCGGTCGGCATTCGGTTCGCTCACCGGGTCGTCGCCCATTTCGCGCCGCGCCTCGTTGTAAGTGAGCCGCCCCGCCTTCTGCTCACGATCGATTATCTGCGACTTCACATTCGGATCGAGTTCCTGCTCGTCCTCCCACACGAACTCCAGATCGGCGCTATCGAAATCGTCGATCAGGATCGTGTTCATGAGCCCCTTGACCCACTTCTGCAGCGGGGCAAGGCCCTCCGAGGAGGCGGTTTCTTGGGCAGTCTCGGCCGTTGCCCGGTTCATCATCTTGACGAAGGGCTGCGGGGACACGCCGAAGGCGTAACACATCACGCGGATAAGCCACTCCTCCGCGTCACCGAATAGCTCGGCGGGCTTGGTCGGAACGTACCCCTTGGCAACGGCACCCGGCACGAAGCGGGCGCGGCGACGCTCCCCGGTGTTGTTGATGAGCAGGCTGTCGAACCACGTCTGAAACTGGGCGACCTGATCCGGGGTCCACGTGTCGGGCGTCCCGATCAGCGCCTCGGGGATATTCCCTTCCGAAAAGCTCTGCAGCTGCCACGTTTCGCGGCGTATCCCGATATTGATGGTCATGACGATCTGTTCGACCGGCGAATACCCGTAAACCTTGTGTGTCCGCTTGTTGCGGGGCCGGTAGATTAGTTCGTCGGCGGTGTAATCGACCGCCGGGTATCCCTTGAGCACCTGCTGGTAGGCCGGCGAAGGTGGAGCGGGCGTGTTTCCCCAGTCGTCGATCACGCGCTTGACGGTGCCCCCGTCGATCGGCTGGAGCGCGAACAGCCGACCGCCGTAGGTGCGTCGGCGGTAGATCGTCGGGGCGTCGATGACGAGCAAGTCCTCGAGCAGCATTCGAAGCCAATCGTCCCAGAAGTTTTCCCGATCGGGACGAATGAAGAATTCCTCGATAGCCTCGATACGGCCCTGCATTTCGGTTGGCACCACAGATCCGCGCTTCCGCATCCCCTTGTTGCGCGGAACTATGTTCCACGTAAGGTTCGCCATCTGGTCCTTGCGCGTCTCGATCAGGATGCGCAGCAGGTCGTACCCGTCCGCGAAGTTGCGGAGCATCTGAAAGGTGATCGGCTCATAGGAGCGCGGCTGGATTTGCAGGTTGTATCCCGACGGAAAGTCGAGAATGCGCCCCTTGACTTCCTGCGGCGCGATCGGCCACATCGGGTTGAGCGGCCCGAACCAGTCCGCCCCGGTGCCGAGCGTGACGCCCCCAGCGCCGTTCGGCGGGCGGTAGGTAAGCTGGTATGGCGTCCCGCCGTTCGGCTGCGCGGTGAGCGGAATGCTGGTGCCCATCGACTGGGTGTCGCGCGCCATTATGCCACCTCTCTAAAACCGGCAGCCTTGAGGCCGGGCACGTCGTCTGGCCGAACGCTGATCAAACCGCCACGCACTGGATATTTGTCCCCGTTCCGCCCGTACGCCGAAGTGATGCCCTTGCCGGCCGGTGCCCTCAACTGGATCAAGGTCGGTGCCTCGACTTGCTGCTTCACGGCGGCAACGCGCATTGCTTCGCGCTGGTAGAACTCTAGCAGGCCGGTGTCACTTGCTTCTAGGAATAGGTGTGTCAAGCCCCAAACTAGTGAGTCTACCCGGTCCGGCGAATACCCCATCGAATTACGGTCAAAATCGAGGGTAAACAGGCACATCTGGTCCTCGAGGCCCTTCATCGTACCGAGGTGGCGAACGCGGTTCTGCTCGTACAGGCCGGACACTGGTTCTGCCCGCGTCACCTTACCCCGGGTCGCGTGGACGAGGGTGATTGCCACGTGATCGCTGCTGCGCAGCGGGGGCCGGTCGCCGTCGGGCATCGACAGGAACTTGGCGGTGGTCTTGATGGTGTGCTCCACCATGTTGCCGCCCTGATTGGCCTCGCCAACGATCCGGTCCGCACCGAAGGCGTCGTGCAGCAGGATCGCGGTAGTCGCCCATTCGAGCGGAGAGCCTTTCAGCGACCCGTCGGCGAGGACATAACCCATCCCCGAGACGCCCTTGGCGGTGACGGTGACGCCGATCTCGTCCGAGCCCTCGTCGTTACTGGTGTTCGGGTCCACCGCGACGATGATCCGCGACAGGTCTTCGCCGACTGCAGAAACGATCGACTGCGCCACGCTGCGAAGCGTCGCCGTGTCAGTCATCGGCCGCTTCCCGCTGATGGTGTTGACCGGGCCATAGACGGGCGGCATCGGCATCGACACCGGGATGCGGTTAGCATCAAGATTGCTGCGCACCCACAGTGCACCGGGCATGTCCTCGAGGATTTCAGCGTTGAGTTCCTGTCGGCCGAGCCGCGTTCCCTCGTATTTCGTGACGACGGTGGCGAAGAACTTCTCGGCAAGATTGGCCTTGTTGTCATAGGTCGAACCGCGTGTTACCACGGTCTTACCTTGCCACTCCTTGCCGCGCTTGGTTTCAGCCATGTCCCGATCGTCATCGACCAGTTGCTTGACGATCGGAACGGGCTTCGGAGTAGTAGTGATGACGCCGCGCGGGTCGTCACCGAGACGGAACCCGAACTGTAGCATGTCCCACGTCTCTTGCAGTTTCTTCCACGCCGCAAGCTCGTCGGCCCAAAATGTGTCACACTGCGGGCCGCGCAAGCGTTCAGGCTCTTCGGCGGAGAACAGCTGCGCTATCGCGCCGTTCGGCCACGTAAGCTGTAGCTTCGACGGCTCGAAATAAGGCCGGTTCCACGGCGGTGCCTTGGCGAGAATGCCCGACTCCCCCTCGACCATGACCTTTCGGACGTCAGCGGCGGTCGGTGCTACCAAGGCGATGCGCTTGGCCTTGCCGGCCTGCACCCGCTCGTTGATCCATTCGGCCCCAGTGCGCGTCTTTCCGAAACCCCGCCCGGCAAGCAGTAGCCAGAAGGTCCAATCGCCCTCTGGCGCAATCTGGTTGTGGCGAGCCCAAAAGCCCCACTTGTGGCGCAAGAAATGGAGGCTCTGTTCGTCGATCCGGGCGAGGGTCTCCATCAGCGCCGCTTCTTGGTGTTGTTTCGGCGCAGCGGCGACTTCCGCCATCAGGTCGTTGATATTCCAGTTCGAGGTTGCAGGGACCTTTACCGGCGGTACTTCAAGCGCGGCGTACTGCTCCGCCGTCATGTCGTTGGTGTCGTAGTGGAGATGGTACTCCGGGTCGAACTCTATCTCGTCAGCCATCAGTGCGTCGTTTCTGGCGTCTGATCTGGTGCCGGCAACGCGGCCGGCGGGTTCGACTTGTCCTGCACGGTCCGGCGGAACACGGTCATGATGTCGTGAATAGCCTGTGCCGCCCCGGCGCGCGCCTCTTCGGCCCGGGCCGCAAGGTCATCTTCCGGCTGCACCCCGAGTTGCTTGGCTAGCATTTCGGCGGCACGGAGGCCGTCGTAGAACTTGATCTCGATGCCGTTCTGCCCCATCTTGATCGAGCTAATGGCGGCTGCCTGTTCCTTCGTCCAGAAGCGCGAGTTGAGCAGCTGGACGCCGAACTGGTCGAAGGTCATCACCTCGCGGGGATCGAAGAACGCGGCGGCGGCGATACGCCGCTGCACGGCTTCCGCCGTCACCTCGAGCTTGGCCATCAGCTTCGTGGCGAGCAGGTCGATGGCGTCGATCACGGGCGGCTTGGCAAGCATCTTGTCGGCACGGCGTTTCAGGATCGCCGGGCTGTCGGCGTGATGGCCGAGCCGCCGCATAGCGGCGACGGGATTACGATCGATGATGAACGAGCGAACGAACAGCTGCTCCTCGAGGTTGAGATCGAACCCGGTGTCCTCGTATGCCCAGATCGTGGCGGCACGGGCAAGAACGTACTGTTCGTACATCTGCGCCGGGTCTTCGGACGGCTCGGGATTGGCAGCGGCCGAAGCGGCTGCCTTCTGCTCGTCTGACATCGGCTTCGGTTTACGCGCCACGTTGACCCCCGGTCGGTGAGCGACGAAAATACCACGGCGCGGCGACTGTGGGAAGGGGGGTATCCGGGGCGCGTTTCTAATAACTCACCCGGATAACTTGCGTAAGACGCGCCCAGGGCGTAGGATCGCCGGTCCGGGGGACAACCGGGAGTAGTACGTCATGGACCAAGTAGCAGAGAAGCTCGACGCCGCTATCGTCAACCGTCGCGGCGGAGACAGCAAGATCGATCCCCACAAGCTCCACGAAGTCGCCAAGGAAAACGGGTTCGAGGACCGCCTCTTCAAGTGGGAAGAAAGCGGCCACAACCACGGCCTGATCCGAATGAACACATCGAACATCCTGCGGGGCAAACTGTCGCGGGAAGGCCGGGTCAAGATAGGCCGTAAGGTCGTCCGCAAGCAGGACTAATATAAACGAGCCCCGGGAGCGCTTCCATCGTCCCCGGGGCTCGCCTCGATTGGAAGAGCCGATTTGGCCCGGTGACAAGACCACGTGTCGTCGCCGCTGTCAAGCGACCACGGAGAAACCGCGCCGCCGGAACCGCACGAAGTACATTGACACAAACTCCCAGCTGTAGTTTAAGGGGGTATGACAAAGAAACCCCTCTCGCAATTGACCCCGGCCGCAAAGGTCGAAGTCTCCGCACTCCGCCGCGCGAAAGCGCCCCGCGCCCATTACGAGATGCTGGCGCGCAGCTACTACGACACCGCCAAAGCAGCCGAGTTCGACTTCGCCCGCGATCTGGCGAACTGGCAGGCCGGCAACATCGAGCGCCCCGATCTCGCCGATCCCCGCGACCCGGCCGTAGCCGCGTCTCGCGCCGCTTTCGTGCGCGGTCTCCGCGACACCGCCGCCGACATTATCGCTGTTGCCCCGGAGGCCTGACATGATGACGAACACCGAAATCGGCGTACACGTGCTCGAGTTCATCGACGCGATCGAGACCCGAAATCTCGAGGCACAAGGTGACAAGGCATGCCTGTTTACATGGGCAATCGACCATGGCGAAATCGCAAACCCGGAAGTCGCCGCGCGGATCGACGCGGCCAACAGCACCGAGGACGACGCGGCGGCGATTGCGCATCTGCGCGCGGCCCTCGAGCTTCTCGGCACAAAATAACTTGACACCACTTCGAAACTGTGCTTAAACACCAACTCGATTGGAAGAAGGAGCAAATTGAAATGGCAAACATCGTTACCCGGTTCGACGTCTTCACCCGCAATGACGACGATGGCGAGCGCGAAGTCGTTCGCCTGTTCGAAAAGCGCAAGCTCGTCGGCGAATTCGACGTCGAGGACTGCACCCGCTATCCCGATGGCATCGACGAGGAGGACTTCACCGCGTGGCTGGCCACCGGCAAGGATGGCAAGCCGCTCAAGGCCGGTCGCACCGTCACGCAGGCGATGGATTATCTTGGTTCGGAACCCGAGGACGAAGACGCCGAAGAGGAAGAGCGTGAGCCCGGTTCGGTCGTCCCCGAAAAATACCGCGAGCGCTACGGCGCGGCGCAGAACTGTGGCGATGACATCGCGCAGGCCCTCACCGCCTTCGTGACGGCGGAACGCGCCAGCAAGAAGAACCCGGACGGCGGGCTTGACCGCGCCAAACTGCGCGGCGTCGCCGAGGCGAACGGCATCGGCGACAAGCTGGCCGAATGGGAAGATCGCGGCCTCAACGGCGGACTTCTGCGCATGAACACCTCCAACGTTCTGCGCGGCATGAACCGCCGGGGCGAAGGCGTCGTGATCGGCGACCACACGTGGCCCGAGGACGTCACCAACCCCAAGCACCCGAACTTCGTGAAGCCGGCCAAGGCGGAGAAGACCGGAAATTCGGATAAGCCGAAGCGCGGCGCGCGCAAGCCCAAATAACAGCGCACAGACAGGATGGCGAGACCCGGCTACGACGCAATCCCCCCTGTCGTGGCCGGTAGAGCCCCGGGACGCAACTCCCCCCGCGTCCCGGGGCTCGACTTGTGCGAAGGACGCGTTGACACAATGGGGAGTTGTAAACGTTAACCACAGCGTATGTCAAGGACCGTATGTCAAGACCACCAACGTGCAGAGACATACGACTTTCCAGAGGCCGCGAGAGAGGCGGGGTCGATATACTCCGACTATGTGCGTGGACCGTGGACCAGCGACTCTCGGGAGTCCGCCGCACCAGCAGGCGGAGGCGTCTCCGACGGCCCAAACAGCGCCCGGGTTCTTTTCTTTTTTTTTAAAAAACAAATTTATAAATTAAAAAAACGGTCCAGTGTCCGGTATTTGGGTCTCCGTGGCGTCTCGCCGCGCCTCGATATGTCTCGGCTATGTACTGGACCAATTCCCCCAGTACATACGACCCTTTAGGTGATACCATCCGACTTCTCCAGTGGGACTAGACGCCACCGCCGCTCCGTGCTACAGTAGCGCATGATCGAGAAAATGACGAAGTTCGACCCAAAGTTCCTCCGCGTTAATGAGCCGGTGACGCCAGCCATTACAGCGGTGAAGGGGCTGCCAGAGGCGTACAAGGCGTTCTGTGATAAACACGGAGACCCCTCGACGATGAATCCCGGCGAGTGTATTCGTGTTGCCTCTGACGATCTCGTAGCCCACATGCCGCGCTTCATCTACAACTATTGTCGTCTTCGCGGCGTTCATATTCGGCTCTACCGGCGGTCCGAACTGGGTAGAGAAAGCTCTACTTGGTTAATTCGCTGCCACGGCAAGTGGGTGCAGCAGCCGTGAACCGCCAGAACTCGGCGTCTAGGCCATACGACATTGCGATTCCGGCGCCGATGCTTGCCAAGGTTGTGGAGCGGAGGCGATCCCCCGACGGCTTCCCCCATGAAGTTAAGGAAGTAAGGAGAGGGGGGGTCCCCGTGTACCAATACCCCTTCGCCAAGATGGAACTGGGGGATTTTTTCATCGTGGCGATCGGTTCACGGTCCGAGAAGTCGATGCGAATAGCTTTCTACCAATCAGCAGCGCGACACGATCTGGAGATAGCCATAACCCCGTGGAAGATGCCGGGGGGATTCCCGGGGCTTCGGGTGTGCGTCACGATAATCGGCGTCACCACCTACAAGATCGCCGCCGAGAAGCACGGGGTATACTCTAGGTACTCTGATGGCAAATGGTCGGCGCGCAAACGCGAGTGGAGCAAAGAACGCAAGAAAAACGGACCAAGAAAAAAGACTGGGCACCGCAAGTCAAAGCCCGCAGCTTCTTCTGACGATTTCACCCTCCCCTTCGAGCGCGCCATCGCCGAGGCCGGTCCTCCCCCCGAGGAGCGCCCGATGTCTCGCGCCGAGATCATTGCCCGCGCCCTAAGACAGGACTCCTCCTCTTGATCGCCTACCAAGCCCCCGCCATCGTGCCCCGCACGATGGCCGGCCACCGCCTAGTCAGCGCTGGCCTCGCCGAGATCGTCGAGGAACGCGGTTACTGGGTCATCGGGCGTCTGATCACCGATCCGCCCGTCCTGTTCGAGCTTTCCACCGAGAGTGTCCACCTCGTCGGCATCCAGTACCGCGTCTCCCCGGACGTGCCAGTCACTTATTTGGGCCTCTACCGAAACGGCAAGGTCATTGCCGAGTTTCAGCTTGGAACGTGGCCAGTCAAGCCAGCTCCCGACGTCTTTAGCCTCCTCTCTCCCTTCCTCCACGCACTGCGCGGTGCTATCCCTGTCTCCGTGCCACAGCCCCCCGCCCCCTCGCTGCCACCTCCTGGCCACGGAGAGGTATCACGGAGCGCCACGACGCGCCGCCGGGGGCCCCAGTGCCGCTGACCCCCTCCGCCCCTCTCCTCGTGTCTCTCTCGGCGCTGCCCGGGGCTCCCGTGCAACTTCCCATCACCGACGCGGTGGTGCTGCCTACCACGTCGTGGCCGCCCGAGGCGTTCGTGGTTCAGGAAGCCTGTGGCATCCGGTGGGACTGGGCCGACATTCGCCGGTTTCTGTCCTTCACCCGCTACGAACACGGTTGCCGCGTCTGGAACGGCGCGAAGTCGCGGGGGTCCGGGAACCAGCAGTGGTATGGCAGTTTCTACACACAGGGGAAGACCGTTCGTGCCCACAAGTTCGCCGCTGTCACCATTTACGGCCTACGCCCTAAGCCCGGGGTGCACGTTGATCATGGTTGCGACCGCACCCTCTGTACTTCCCACCTTCGTCTGCTCCTCAAGCGAGACAATGAGGCGCGTATCCGCCGTCCTCGCAAGGACGACCTAGACCTAGCGCGCTTCTGCAACATGACCGCTGCAGGAATCATGCTCCTACCGGAGGAGCGCCGCGCCGTTTACGTCCGAATGATGCGCGTCACCGAGGAGATCAACGCCGGTCGCACCCCCAAGGGCGTGATCGTCTGCAGGAGGCGCGGCCGGTGATCTGCTCCGAATGTCACGGGAAGCGCTTCGTCTGCAACGTCTTCGGACGCGGGCGGTACAGCCCGCCTCAACGCTGCGCGCGCTGTCTGGGCACCGGGGTGGAACCGATTTCGGGACTGGGGGGTATCGACATGACTGTAACGAACAGTGATGGATTTCGGGACGCGGTGGCACGGACGCTTCCGCTCGACCAGCTGTCGAAGGAAGTCGAGCGCGCCGTGGGGGACCGGCGCGAACGCGACATTGCCGCGCTTCGACGGATCAGCTACATGGGGGTCCGACTAATCCCCGATCACCGGATGCGCCCCGGCGAGTTCGCAGTGCTCATCAGCGCAGAAACCTACCACACACTGCTCAAGGAAGGAAGCACCAATGGCAAGGATTACCGGAACGATCCCCCGACCGGAGATCGAGAACCTGTCGCCCCGCAAGCTGGATGACCTAGTTCAGAGCAAGCACCGCGAACTGATCGAGCGGCACGGCCACGGCCTGCTTTACACCAGCAGCAACCCGGCGACCGGGGACGTTACCTACACTTTTGACTACGCCGAGCAGTTCGACGCGCCGCCGCCCGGCTCCTCGCTGGTGCTCAACCCGCACGTCGAGCCGGTGGACGACGAATTGCTGCGCGCGGTCAAGACCGCCCGGGTCAAGATGTGCAACATGTCGGCGGTGAAGCAGGCACCCGACGGCACCTACGTCCCGATCGACGCCGCCGACGTCAACGCGCAGAACACCTGCGACGCCATCAACCGGCTCGAGCGCCTCCTCGCCAAGCACGACCCGGAAGGCCGCGTTCTCGGCTGACGATCAGCGCCTGTCGTTTACCGGCTGTTAACCAAGACCGTGTTACCGGGGGGCGGAGAGGAGACAGACGATGCCCTTATCCGACGTTCTGAACCGCCCCCAACCCTTCGCCGAGCGGCTGACCAACCAGCAGATCGCGGACTTCATGCTGATAGAAGACCGCGCCCGCCGCCGCGCGCTCGCTGACTGTGATTTGGGCCGCGCAGCCGAACACGATCGCGAGATCGAGCGCCTAGCTTCTGCACTGGATTGACACAACCCAAAAGCTGTGCTTTGGTGCAAGGACAGGAGATTTACGATGTTCGTTTCGGAGGATCAGATCGCGGCGCAGATGCGGGCATGGCCCGGCCTCGGCCGCTTGCAGGCGATCAACCGCATCAAGCAGGGTCGCTATTACGCGTCCCGGCAGTCCCGCCGGTTCGTGAGCACCAATTGGGTGAAGTACGATGATTGAGAAGGCTCTTTTTATCGTGTTGGTCGCGGTCGCGCTGATCGCCGGCCTCGGAAGCATCGCGCACCGCATGAACCATTGGGCCACCACGGCGCAGTGCGCGATGAACCACGATACGATTTGCATTTACCACGACTGATGCCGGGAGGCATCAACCAACCGGGGGAGCTTGCCAGATGCCCAAAGTGCGGATCGTGGATGGCGAAATGTTTGCTGCCGCACTGTCCGGTGTGCAGGGTCGATTGCGCGAAGCGGCGCAAGCGGCGAGAGCACATGCGGAAACGCAGCGGGCAATGAGCGAGCAGATGCGCAGGCTGCGCGAGGGTGACTCTCCATTTCGGGACACGATCCCTCCGCGACCGTTCTACGACGCCAGACGGGACGTCATCGATGGCGATTACCGGGTGATTTCCGTGGTGAGGAAGTGATGGACGCCAAGGCCCACGAATTCGCCGAGCGGATGCGCGCCAAGGCCATCCCGGAGGGGTGCACCACCGATCCTTCCTACCGAATTTTCCGTGACCCGCCCGAGATGATCCAACGGGCATTCGGGGGGAGGCTGTGGTTCCACGAGACCGACTGCAAGGCGGTGCACCGCATCGGCCTGCTGCTCGGGCTAGGATGGCAACTCGGGGAATACGTGCGCAAGCAACTGGGTGGGAAGGTGGCGGATGTCAACGGGGTGCGGGTGATAGCGCGTACCGTCGGCTACGGCCAGACCGAGCAGTTGTATGACCTGTATTTCGTGAGGTATACTAGGGGTGAGGACAACCTCGACCCCTACGTGTTTTACGTCGTGACGCATCGTCCCGGCCTCACCGCTTCTCAACTCAAGGTGGCATACGCCGACGTATTGGGGGAACACGCTGTATGAACGTTATCGCGCAAGTGGACGTGCTGTCTGGACATAAGGGGTTCTACCGCTTCTCGGTCAAGACGGTATCGCCGAACACTGTGGTAATCGAGACTGGGACGCGGGGGCGGGAAGACGGCCTGATCGACCACTACCACCAGTTCCGCGTCGGAGACGACCGGGGCGCGGCGGCGATAAAGGCACTAGTGGAGGACTGTGCCCGCTACAAACGGTTCTTCGAGGCTGCCTGCAAAATCGGCGTCACCGAATTGCACAGCGGCCGGCTCGAGGGCTTCATGGAGCGTAGCGACGCCGACGAGGGAGAATTCGAGGACGCCTATGATGTCGTCGCCGAAATGATCGAGGAGCGGGTGTGCGAGGAGGACATCGCCGCAGGGTTCAGATACGAATAATGGGATCGGCCCGGGCGGAGCCGGGTCGTGGGGTGCCGGTATTCTCCTCGCAAAAGACGGCCGGCACCCCGAATTTTCTACAGGAAGGAAGCAACGTGAACCACGAAGAATTGGAACTCGCCCGGACGATCGCCACCAATAGTGGTGACATACGCGATACGATCAACCGCCTGTGCGACGAGGTGGAGCGCCTGAACGACAGACAATTCGACGAAGACTGCAACGCCGAGATGGTCGAGCAGCAGGAAGAGCGGATGGGAGAGGCACTAGGGCTACTCGTGGCGGCGGCGACTCAATTCCGATTTTACGAGGGGCAGCACCTCGCCAAGGCGCAGGACACGCTGCGCAGCGATCGCGACCGGGCGGATAGCCGGGACAAGGCGGAAGTCAACCAGCAGATCGCCATCGCGATCGAGCGCTTCGTAGCGGGGAATGACTACCACAGCCTTGCGATGCGCACCGCCGCCGGCCCCGAAG